GGCGGACCTCCCCGAGATAGAAGTCCCATGGGAAGTTGGGGCCGGGGTCCCAATGGGTGTTGCCGGGGAGGCCGGCGTGGCTGTGGTAGCCGCGGCTGGTGGACTCCTCGAGGGGGATCCCGTACTTGCGGTTCCACCCGGCGTGGATGCGGGCCGACTCGGTGAGTCGCGGCTGGTGGGCCATCCACTCATCCCGATTCCAGGACGCGAACCCGACGATCTCCAACCCCAACCCGATGGTGTTGTGACCGATGGCGTGCCACGCGATCACCATGTCATCGACGCATCGCCACACCTCGAAGTCGTCGACGACGAGGTGGGCTGACCCAGCGCTGCGGGGGTTCGCGAACCAGCGGGCGGCGCCTTCGGCGGTGGCGCCTTGGGTGCAGTGGACGACGACCAGTGTGGGTGGTGCCGGCCGGGGGCCGCTGTCGTGGGCCGCGGGAAGCGACCGGTACGTATGCATTCAGGGTTCCTTGTCGAGTTGGGGGAGTGGGCCGCAGGCGTCGCCGATGTCGTCACCGAGGCCCTTGGAGGCGGCGAGGAGGATGAGGAGCCGCCGCCGGTCCTCACGGTCGATCGGCTGTTCCCTCGCGGTGCCGATGCGCTCGTCGACGCGGTCGAGGCGCCCCTGGAAGTAGGTGACGAGGCGGACGCTGAACTGGACGTTCGCGCAGGCGATGTCACGGTCCCGGGCGTCCTGGCTGTTGTCTTTGACGGTGCCGAACACGGTGACCGCGAGGATCGCGAGGAGGGCGACGACGCCGACGACGTGGGCTGACAGGTCGACCGCGCGGGACGATGGTTTCCTCACAGGACCACCCCCATCCGGTGGAGGACGACGACGGCCTGGGCGACGGCGAACACCGCGAGGTAGGCGATGAGGGTCAGGTGTCGCCTCCACCACGGCGTGCGGCGAGGGGCAGGCCGATCAGCATCGCCGCTAACAGGAGGACGTTCTGGTCCGCCGGCATCCCCCCCGCCGCCGAGAGGGTGACCTCCAGGACCGCGATCAGCAGGCCGACCGCCTGGGTGACCCGCTTCCACAGAACGTCGTATCCCGGCATCCGCCGCCGCTCGGGTGGCGGTGGTTTGAACCACTTGTCCCTGGGGTCGTCCATTCACCGGGCCGCCCCACCGCTCACCGCGGCATAACGTGCAGTGGTCACCCGGTCCTCGCCAACGCCTGGCCGACATCGACGCCGTACCGCTCGAGCAACGTCGCGAAGTTCCCCCGTTCGTTGTCGAGTTCCACCACCGCCGTCTCGGAGTCATGGTCGTAGCGGACGGCTTTGATGAGGCAGTCCCGCGTCCACGCCCCCGTCGCCGGGTCGACGATCGGGATGCGGATGAGGCGGCCGGCGAACAGGACGAGCTGGGAGGGGTGGATGCCGCCGCCGTTGGTGAGGCGGACGGACCCGTGGCCCTGGAAGGTGGCGGTCCCCTTGAACTTCGGCTGGGAATACTGGGCGAGCCACACGTCACCCAACACCTGGGCGGCGGCGGCGGTGACGGGGGACGACACGTTGAGGGTGGCGGTGCGGGTGAACCCCTGCCGCTCGAGCAGGCCACTGGTGGCGGTCCGAACCTCCAGGACGGGGGTGCCGTCTGGGGCGGCGCCCTGGACGACCACCCGGTTGTAGAGCTCCTCCGCCGAGTTGGTGGTGGCGTCCTGGAAGTTGAACCCGCCGGTGGGGTTCGCCTCCACCGTCGCGGTGGTGTCCCGTTCGCGGCTGAACATGACACGTTGGGCGTCAACACCAACCAAGTTCCCCTCATAGGCGTTGGCGGCGGCGATCAGCTGGCGGGGCGTCTGGTATCCGTTGGGGGCGAGGTCGGGGATCGCGAACGACCCGGCGGCGATGAGGCTGGTGTCGGTGGACAGGAGGGGCACGGCACCGCTGGAGAGGACGTCGCCGATGACGTCGTCGGAGGTGAGGACCGACACCCCCCCCGATTCCCAGGAGGCGGACCCGAACGTGTTGATCGCGGTGATCCGCACGCCCTGGTCGACGCCGAACGCGCCACCCGCCCCACCGTAGTAGAGGAACACGTGGTGGTAGCGGCGGTTCTGGCTGAACGTGTGGCTGATCGTCCCCGACGCGGATGATTGGACGGCGGTGCCGTCATCCCCCGACGCCCCCGACACCAGGTCGGAGCCGCGGCTGTAGAGGGTGATGTCCCCGGCGCTCACCCCGATCCGCTCCCAGGTGACGACGGCGCGGCGCAGGCGGGCGACCCCCGCGTCGAAGATGATGTGGATGACGTGGTTGAGGGCGACGGTGTACCCCGCCGGCCACCGGAGGGCGATGAGCCCCCTCCCCACCTGGATGTCCGCGCCGGCGGTGTGGAGGGTGAGGTCGGAGGTTGGGTCCGCCTCCTGGTGCCGGCGGTACCGGGTCATGTCGGTGTTCGCGTAGACGCGGGCGATGACGTCGTCGTCCAGGTGGTACTGCCACCCGCGGCCTTGGACGGCGATGACATCCTCCCCGCCGCTCGACAGGGGCGCCTCCCACACCCGGCCACCCCACACGGGTGACCCGTCCACCAGGATCTCCGCCTGGTTGAAGGCGGTGAGGTCCGGCCACCCCAACCCCGTGCGGCGGCGCAACACGAACGAGCAGGTGTCCGGCCCCGACTCGTTCGCCGACGTCGTCACCTGTTCGGGGAACACACCGGCGGCGGCGTCGGTGCCGACCGACAACCAGTCGCCGTCCGCCGCCCTCAACAGGACCACCACCTGGGGGCGGCGGTCCTGGCTCCCGGCGGATGAGCCGGCCAGCACCGCATCCTCGGGGGTGGCCGCACCGGTCGCCCACCCGCTGAACACCAGGTCGGCGTTGACGTACACCTCTTCCGGGACGAACGTGAGGTCACCGGTGGCGGTGAACGTCACCTCCACCGGGGTGACGACCTCACCGTCGGGGGTGAGGAACGTGTCGGGGGTGAGGAGGGTGTCCGGTGTCAGCGCCATCGCGCGGGTAGGCGGCTAGTCGACGCTGATGGTGAGGGCGCCGACCGAGAAGGTGACGGCGACGCCGGCGGTGGTGGACCGGGAGTTGGTGAGGGGGGCGTGGAACATGGGGTTCCCGCCGGTCGCCGCGTCGTACAGACCCCAGTGGGTCAACGTCCCCCACGCGTTGGGGGTGGGGGCGGGGAACGTGATCGCGGTGGCGTTCGACAACACCGAACCGGTGCGGGACCAGTTGGTCGTGCCGTTCGTCTTCGCCACCCGGGCGTAGGCGTTCCCCGACGGTTCGGTGCCCCCAGCCGAGTCGGATGACGCGGTGGTGAAGACCGCCACATAGTAGGTGGCGGGGGCGGTGATCGTGTCCTGGTCGAACCAGAAGTCGAGGGTTGCCTGCTCAACGTAGTCGGATGCTGATGCCATCGGTTACTCCTCGACCTTGATGTAGAAGTTGCCGTCGTCCGGGTCCCACACCAACTCGGCGCCGGTGGACGACTGGAACGGGGCTGGGACCGAGTAGGTGCGGATGTCGCCGACGTCGCGGTATTCGACGTCGGTGATGGCGTTGACGGCGGGTGGGACCTCCGTCGCGTTCGCCGACGCGAAGAAGTTCACGGTCCCCGAGCCGGCGAGGTCCGCCGACGACGGCTGGTCCTCCGTCAACACATACGCCGACAACAGGTAGTTGTCTGCTGACGGGGTCGTCCACGTCGCGGCGGTCCCATCGCTGTAGGTGTCGGCGCCGTGGGCGAGTGCCCCCGTCACGACGTTGGTGGCGACCTCGAGGGTGCTCCCCGCCTCGGTGTGCATCCCGATCCTGATGGTGCCGCCGTTGGGTGGCCCGTCGATCGGGTCGTCGGGGGTGAACTCCACCCACTGTTCGGCGAGGGTGTCGCTGATGTCCTCGGCGGTGAACGTCCCCAGCAGGGCACCGGTGGAGTCGTCGTAGACGAACGGTCTGCAGGCGGTTGTGCCGCTGGATCCGACGCCGCGGAGGTAGGCACCGAACCCGACCATCCGTTTCCCCGTCGGCAGCTGGTGGCGTGACGCCCGTTTGTAGTCGCCGCTCATCCCCCGCCACGTCGTGCCGATGACGTTGACGCCGACGAACTCCTCCCCGCCGGTGGGGTCATCCGGGGGTGGCGGCCCGGTGGGACTCCCCGTCGTCCACGCCTGGGTGGCGATGGATGACACCAACCCACCCTCCGCGACCTGGGCGGTGTAGTAGTAGGTGGTGGTCGCCGCGACCGCCGAGTCGATGTAGCTGTCGTCGGTCGTGGTGGTCAGTGGCGTCACCCCCGCCGTGTTGGTGATGAACCCGGCGGTTGACCGGTAGATGTTCACCACCCGGCCGGTCATGTCCACCGGGTTCGTCCAGTCGAGTTGGACGCGGAGGGGGTCGGCGAGCTCGGAGGCGGCGAGGGCGGTGACCGGTGGCGGGGGCTGGGGTGGCGCCCCACCCGGCTGGATCTGTGTGGGGCCCATCCCCAACGCCGGGCTGTTGGCGGAGAGGGTGAAATCACCGTTCGCGGGGTCAGCGAAGAGGGGGTCGCTGTTGATGATCCCGCTGGTGGTGAACCCACCGTTGGTGGTGCTGATCCGCCCGGCGCCGGACGCCCCGGGGGGCTGGTAGACGCACGAGTTGCGGACGGAGTTGTTGATCCCGACGGTTGAGCACCCCCAGTACGACTCGACGCCCCACCGGCGGTTCGCCTTCACGAGGATGCAGTTGCTGAGGATGTTCGCGTCGCTCGCGAGACACCCCGACAGCCCGGTGGACGAGTCGTTCGCCCCGGAGAACGTCACCCCCCCGGTGACGTTGTAGGCGAGGCAACGGTTGACGGTGGTGTTGTCGCCGTTGGGGTAGAAGTGGAACATCCACCCGTCGTTCTGGTCGTAGCTGATGCAGTCCTCGATGAGGGTGGCGGTGCAGTTCTTGATGTAGAACGGGTGGTCGTGGTCGCCGCCGGCGGGGTTGCCGCACAGACGGAACCGGATGCGGCGGAACGCGTTGTTGGAGGGGCGGGTGGGGCCGCCGATGGTGAAGAAGATGCTGCCGGCGTCGTTGGTGGTGACCCCCGCGTCGGTGCCGCCGAACGCGTTGCGGCACACCAAGTCCTCGAAGGCGTTGTCGCTGCCGAGGACGATGCAGGTGCCGGGTCCGGTGTCGGCGGAGTCGTACCAGCCGAACCCCCGGAACGTGTTGCGGGAACCGTTCATCTGCATGTGGCCGCGGAGGCGGACGGGGACGTTGGTGATGACATGGCCGTTGCTGCCGGTCACCCACTGGCCCGCCGACCATCCCGCCGCCGCCTCGACGATGATGTCCGATTTGCTGAACGTGAACAGCCCGGTCCCCAGGTCGTGGAGTCCGGGTTGGAGGAGGAGCCGGTCGAACGGGTTGGCGGCGCTGTAGGCGGCGGCGAACCCACCGGGGTTGACGATCCGATCAGCCATGACTGTTCACCTCGCCCGGGGTCTGTTGACGTGTCACGCGTCACGCAGCCAGTAGGACCGTGGCCGCACCGCGAGGTGGACGGAGGGGAAACCCCCCGACTCGCTGTTGGCGTGGGCGACGGTGTCATCCGGTTCCTGGCTTGACGACAGCGACAGGATCCGCAGCTGGCCGGTGGGGAGCTCCACCGGGGACCCCGAGACGCCACCGGCCGCCCCGTACGCCCACCGTTTCGCCAGGGTCGATGACAGGTCGGACCGGACGACCCGGTAGATCGACGCTGACGTCGGCAGGAAATCGGGGTAGCTCGTCAACCCGGACCGGGGTTTGCCGGTGGGGTGGAGGAACCGGCTGCGTTCCGGCACCACATAGAAGTCGTCGACGGCGAACGCCTGGAGGTTCGTGCCGGTGGCGACGGTGAACGACACGAGGATGTACCACCGGCCGCCGGGGGTGTCGGCGTCCTGGCGGAGGTCGAGGGTCCCCAGCCGGGTGAGCCGCCATTTCGAGTTGCCGCTCGAGGGGATGGGGATTTGGCGTCCGACGGTGCCGAACTCGGGGGTGTAGATGTAGTTCGCACCCGACTCGGGGGCGGCGTACAGGAGGCCCCGGACGCCACCGGTGAACGCGGCGGACAGCAGCACCCGCGCCCACACCTCGATCCGGACGCCACCGGATGAGTAGTCGTCGGGGGCGGACAGGAGCGGGTCGACGACGAACCCGCTGATGTAGACCTCGCCGCCGGCGCCCACCGACGAGTCCGCCATTGAGAACCCACCGTAGGCGTTGGCGTCGCTGGTTCGGGTGAGCGTCGACGCCCCGAACTGTTCCATCGTCTCCGCCCGGACGGCCGCCAACATCGGGGCGGCGCCCTGACCCTCCAGGTGGCGTCTGACGGTGGGTGCGGTTGACCCCTCGTAGACGGCTGCGCCGTCGATGAAGAAGGTGGTGGCCGACGCCGCCGTCACCTCCACCGCCAGGTACGCCACATCCACGGAGGTGGTCGGCGTCCAGGTGACGGTGTGCAACACCCAGTCGAGGGGGTCGAGGGCGACGGGGGTGCTCGAGGAGATGTCCCCCGACACGCCGAGGCGGATGCGGACGTTGGTTGTCGCACCACCGGAGGTCACCCACACCAGGGCGGTGTAGGGGGTGCCGGCCCGGAACCGCTGGTACATCGTGTAGGTGGCGCCGGTGTTCGCCGTCGCCGGGGTCACCACCTCCCCCGCATACGTCCCGTATTTGAAGGCGAACCCGGCGACCGCAGAGGATTTGGCGGTGATGGATGTCGCCGCCCCGGTGACGCCGCTGACCGCCGCCGCCGTCCACCCGGTGGAGGCGTTCGCCTCGAAATCACCGTTGAGGATGAGGTTGCGGACTGATGCCTTCGCCTCCCATGCGAACAGCTGCCAGGCGGTGGATGCACCCACCAGGTTCGCGGCTGGGGCGATCCGGACGTCCGCCAACGCCGGTGCATCCCCCGGGATGTCACCGTCGCAGTCGATCTCGTACATCGCGGGCCGCCGGTACGTCCACGGCAGCACCTCGAACCCGGCGAGGTACGCGTCCGACGCCATCGGGGTGAACGACAACCCCGCCAACCCGGTGGTGCCCACCCCGAACGCCGCGGCCTCCGCCGATGTGAGGTTGACGGTGCCGGTCGCGGTCGGGGTGTTCGACGGTTCCGGCTGCAACCCGTAGTTGAAGAACTCGGCGTACACCGTGTTCCCCTCGAGGCGGCCGCGGATCCACCCGCCCTGCCCCGTCGTCACCCGGGATGCGAGGTTGGAGGTGGACAGATTCGTGCGGCTGGCGGCGACGACCTTGTCGATCCGGATGCGGCTGTTGGTGCCGTTGTCGTCGATGTAGCACTCCAGGTAGTTACCGGCGTCGAGGCGTTTCAGCACCGCCCCCGCCTTGAAGTCCTGGACGCTGCTGCCGGGGGTGAACTGGACGGTCACCTCATGGTCACCCATCTGGTAGCCGCGGCTGGTGAAGATCAGCCGCCGCTCCGTCGACAATGTCCCCGCCCCATACAGGTTCCCGTTGGTGACGGTGACGGCGCCGGCGGCGCCGGCGTCGAAGGTGTAGTCCTCATCCCCGGTGGTGACGTTGTCCACGTCGAATGTGTCGAGGATGTCGCACGGCTCCCACAGCACATACGGGGCGCACGTGAACGTCAGGGCGGGGCGCGCCTGGTTGCGTGAATCGTAGGTTTGGGACCCCCAGTCGCCGATCGAGACGCCACCGACCAGCACATCGAACGACTGTCTGTTGGTTTGGGTGTGTTCCCGGAAGGTGACGGTCCCGCCGAGGCGGCGGACCTCATCCATCACCTGGGCCAACGTCGCGAGGTCGGTGGCGAGGGTGTCCTTGGTGGCGTAGTCGTCGGAGAGGAGGGTGAACGTCACCTGCCGGTCGTCGGGGATGCCTGCGACGGGGCGGCGGCCCTGGGTGCCGCGGGCGGCGGCGAACTGGTGTGACCAGGACGGCGACCCGAGGTCTTTGCCGACGAGGATCCAACTGGTGAACGGTGGCCCGTCGACCAGCACGAGGGGGGTCGCCCCCGGCGCCTTCGACACCACTGAGAGGTAGGCGCTCACGCGGAGCTCGCGAACACGCCGGGGGCTGAGACACCCTGTTGGGCGAGGGCGCTGGTGATCCAGGAGGCGACACGCCCCGCTTCGACGACGGTGCCACCGATGTTCACCACCACCGTCTGCCCACCCGACCCCGGGTCGATCGTGGAGGACTCGCGGAGGGCTTTGAAGAAGGCGTTGCTGCCGGCGAGGTTCGACTCGGCGGCGGCGGCGCGGGCGGCCGCCTGGTCGAGTTGGGCCTGCTGGTCGGGGGTCGGTCCGGTCGGGGCAGCCGGGGCGGTGTCTGGGGTGGTGCCGGTGTCGTCGGGGAGGACGTCAGGGGTGTTGGCGATCTCCTTCGCCAACTCCCCGATGTCGAAGTCGAGTTCCCTCGCCTCCGCCTCGAGGTCGGCGGCCTGGCGGATGAGGGCGTTCAACTCGTCGTAGCGGTCGCGGATCGCCTGGTTGTGGCCGCGGATGGAATCGAGGATCGACTCACGCCGCTTCTTCGCCTCGTCGCTGTTGCCCTTCACACCCCGCAGCCGTTTGTACGCGGCGGCGCGGTTCTTCTTGCGGCGGGTGATGATCGCCTTCACCTGCTCCTGCGCCCGCCGGAGGGTCGCCCCGTTGGCGATCACCTCCCGGCGGCGCTGCTGGAGCACCGCCTCCTCAGCGCGGAGGGCGACCTCATCCGGGTTCGTCACCCCCGCAGCCGCCGACCTGGCGGCGACCTCGGCGCGGATCCTTTTGTCCTGGAGGCTGTCGTTGCGGGCTCGGCCCTCGATGACGAGGCCGGCGCGGTCGGTGGGGGACAGCGCGTTCCCGCCGGGGAAGAACCGGACGCCACCGACGGTCGCATCAGCCGACTGCCTGCCGCGGCTGATGCCGGGGACATAAATCGGCGGGGGCTTCGGCGGGTTCCGCAGCAGGCTGTAGACGTTCTCAATCCCGGCCCTGACCTCGGAGAGGGCGGGGAGGATCGCCCTTATCGCTGCAGCCACCGCCTGAGCCGCCGTCGTCGCAGCCCCCGGTAGCTTCCCGAACTCCGCTTCGATCGCCTGCACCAGTTTGACCGTCGCCCCCCTCGGCAGGCGTCCCTGATTCTCGAGCGTCTGCGACATGCGGATCATCGAATCCGATGCGAGGCGTTGGGCGGTCGGCTCCAACCCCCGGAGGCTCGCCGCAGCAGCATCAACCACCGTTTTCGCGCTGTTCTTCACCTTCGGGCCACCCTTGGTGACGGCCCCCCGGAACTTGTCGATCGCATCGTCGGCGGCGTCGGCGAACCGGTCGGCGAGTGGGCCGGCGGGGATCACCATCGACTTCTGCAACTCCGCCTGGAGGGCGGGGCGTCCACGGCGCCACGCGGCGATCACCGCCGCCTGCGCACGTTCGGTGTTGCGGGCCGCCTCCTGGGCGCTGGGGAGGATCCCACCGCCGATGCCGGTCCGGTCGAGCAGGGTGTTCAACCCGATGCCGCCGGCGATCAATGCGGCGCCCCCGGCGAGTGGAAGGCCGATCCCACCGCCGGCGAGGGTGCCGATACCGGGGATGGCTGCCCCGGCACGCCCACCAACCCCGCCACCGCCGATCCCGCCGGCGAAACCCGGGTTGGTGACGAACACCGGGACTGGGCCACCGGCACGCCCCGCCAGGGCGCCGCCACCACCTGCGAGGACGCCACCGGCGTTTCGGAGCGTCCCGACCGCCCCCATCAGCTTCGCCAACGGGGCGAGGGCGGCGACCCCGACGGCGCTGAACGTCACCAGCTTCTTCTGCGCCCCCGACAGGCCGTCGAACCAGTCGAGGAGGGCGATCCCCTTGTCCAGCACATCCGACAGGACCGGCAGCAGTTTCTGGGTCAGCGCCTCCGACATGTCCTCCCATCGGCGCTGGGCCTGCTGGATCTTCTCCGTCGCCTCACCCTCGGAGGCGGCGGTGCCCTTGAACCGCTCCTCAACCTTGTCGAGGATCGCCGCCTGCGCCTCCTGGATCCGGTTGGTCTCGGTGAGCGTCTTGAGGCGTTCCTTCTCCTGGTCGGTGAACTTGATGCCCTCACGCGACAGGAGGCCGAGCCCCTTGATCGGGTCGTCCAACGCCTTGCCGAGGGCCTTCGCGGCGGCCGGCATGTCCTTCCCGGTCGCCACCGCGAAGTCGTTGGCGGCGATGGTGGCGCGGTCGAAGATCCCGCCCTTCGCCCCGATCTTGGTGAACTGCAGCAGGACGTTCGCTCCCGACTGCACCAGGTCATCCTGGGAGCCGGTCGCCCGCTGGATGCTCGAGGCGAGGTCCTCGACATGTCTGGCCGTCACCCCGGCGGCGGCACCCGTCGATTCGATCACGGCCTTGGTGCGGCCGGATGCCTTCTCCTGCTCGAGCAGTTCACTGGTGCCGGTGCGGAGGGCGGCGGCGAACCCGACGCCGAGTGCGACGGTTGCGGCGGCGGCGACCTTCGTCAACCCGGCCATCGCCGTCCTGCCGACACCGTTCAGGCGGTGGAGCTGACCCTCCGCGTCCGACACGCCGCGGCGCAGGCCACCGGCGTCGGCGTCGATGTCTATCCGGACGCGACCGCTAGCCATCTACCGGCCCCTCGTCGTCGTCGAGGCCGGCGAGGTCACGATCCAGCAGCCACGCTTCGAGGCTTCCGGGTGCGAGCCCGACGAGCCGGCTCGGCGGCACCCCCCACCTCGACGCCATCCTGGCTGTTGCCTGCCCCATTGGACTCGCCGCGAAATCGGGCGGCCCGCTGCACCGACTCCTTCCACATGTCGGCCAGTTCATCCACCTCCGACCCGTGCAGCGCCTCATACGGCACCACGTCAGGGTCGTCGGGGTCCTGCTGCGGCAGCCGCTCACCGATTCCGGCGATGCGGGGGCGGACCATCATCGCCCGGACTATCTCCTCCGCGATCCGCAGGGCGACGGTCGCGTCATCCAGTGACCCGTCGAGCCACGCCTCCAGGTGGGGGGCGAGCTCCGGGTCGCCGAACAGGGCGTAGAAGTTGGGGGCGTCCCTGACCACCGCCGTCCGACCGGACCCCTTGAACGTCACCTCACGCTCAGGCGTGAGCCATGAACCCATCAGCCACCTCCGAAGGTGCTCGCGAATGTGAACCCGGAATGCGACCCACCGGAGTCGACGCGGGCCTGGATGATCGCCGTGAGTTGCCGCTCGACGTCACGGCTGAACGGTGTGAGGGTCGCCCGGACCGCCGCCTCCATGAAGTGCTTGCCGCGGTAATGCCTCGGTGTCCGGACTGATGCGGCGAAGCGGCCGCCGAAGTGGAGGGCTTTCGCCCGTTTCGGGAGGATCGGGGTGCTGACCGTCCCACCGAAGTTGAGGAGGGCGACGATCGCCCGTTTCTGTCCGCGGGCGGTCGTCCCCAGCCACGCCCCCGATGTGGTGCCCTTCGTGGTCATCGTCGCGCTGATGACCCCGGGTGCCAACGCCCGCGCCACAGGGAGGGTGTGGCGGCGGGCGGAGGCGTCGAACGTCCGTTTGATGTCCTCGCGGATGTTGCGGCGTGACGCCCGCAACCCATCGCGGACGGCTTTGTCATCGACACGCACCCGGATGTTGAGGGCCACGGCTGGACGCCTAGGCGTAGGTGGCGGCCGTCGTCAGCGGCGTCGCGAACGTGATCTCCACGTCCTTCGCCTCCCCCTCATCGTAGAACGCCCCCCACGTGTAGCTGGCACCGAAGTTGCGCTTCGCCGCCAGCTCCTCCGGACCCGTCCCCCCCGTGATCTGGCAGGAGGGGGCGTCGACGAACATCTGGTAGAGGGCCCCCGTCGAGCCGATCTTGCGGGTGGACTTCCAGTGGGCGAGCATCGCGAACACGTCGCCCTCGTAGTGGGCGGTGCGGTCGTCCTCGTCGATCGAGTCCATCGTGACGGTGCCGGTCGCGGTGACGAACCCCTCCGTGAACCGCAGCACCCCCGGGTACGCCGACCTGGCACCGAAGTTGCGGAGGGCGACGAACGGGTTGTCGATCTGCATCGTCAACCCGGCGATGTTCCCCGACCCGGCACGCCACGTGACGATCAGGTCCCGGGACAGGAGGGGCCAGACGTCCAGGGAGTCGTAGCTGGGGGTCAACCCGGGGTCGTCGGCGGGGAGGCTGACGAGGCCGGTCATGGTGGCAGCCCAGTTGCCGTCGTCCCCCATCGCCAACTGGCTGACGGCGTACCCCTGCCCCTTCTCGTAGAACGCGTTCTCCGCGTAGACGGCGATCAGCTGGGCGGACTGTGGGGTCGCCGACGCGGACTTGGTGGCGACGCACCGGTACGCGTTGGGCGGCAACCCCGACCCGTCAGGCAACGTGACGGTGCCGACCGTGCCGGCGGTGTCGGTCGCGACGATGATGTCGGGGGTGCTGCCGGTGAGGTTGGTGGTGTTCACCGTCACCGCGGCGACGTTGGTGCAGGACTTCGTCCCCTCGAACGTCAACGTGAATGGGGTGGTGCCGACGGGGCCGCCGGCGACGACGATGTCCCCCAGCTTGAACCCCGACCCGCCCCGCCGGATCCTGTTGTCGATCAACGCCTGCAGCTGGGCGGCGGTGGAGGCGGCGGGGATGGCGGTGATGATGAGGTTGGCGGTGACCGTCAGGTCGAACGTCCCGCCGCTGATCGTCCCCGACTCGGTGAGGGACTGCACTTCGTTGGCGCCGTCACCCTCCGTGAACGCGAGGGTGAACCCCGCCATCCCCACCAGCGGGATCGCCGAGTTGACGTACCCGCCGACGGTGACGGCGCCGGCGGGGGCGTAGGACTCGATGATCGGGGAGGTGGGGGACAGGTTGCCGCGGAGCTCGTCGTCGCGGCTGCGGAACTGGGGTTCCGCGGCGACCCGCCCCGACAGGAGCGGCAGGTAGTGCTTCACCGTCGAGACGCGGGTGGGGGTGGTGGCCGGTGCGTCCTCGTAGCGGGGGGACTCCTCGTACTGGAGCACCAGGTAGCTGGCTGGCATCAGTCGGCCTCCTTCTCAGGCGGGGTCGGGTTGTCGGCCGGCGCCTGGTGGTCGGCCTCCTTCTTGCGGCTTGTGCGCCGCGTCGGCTTCGGCTCCGCCGCCTTCGCCTCGGCTTCGGCTGCGGCGAGTTCACGGCGGGCGGTCTCGGAGATCACCTGCGTCTCCGACGTGTGCGGCGGGTTCACGGGTGCGTCTCCCTAGTCGAAGTGGGGGTCAGGCATGAGGGTGAGGGCGAACACCTCGAGTTCACCGACGAGCATCCGGCGGCTCGTCTCCTCCGGTTGGGACGGTTCGAGGGTGAAGCTGCCGGTGGTGACCTCCCGGGCCTCACCACCCAATGTGTGGTCATTGTCGATGCTGTAGAGGGCTTGGCCGAGGAGGCTGCGGGCGGACGCCCAGGCGGCGGCGGGGTCGTCCAATGCGACGTAGACGCGGACCGTCCACCGCATCAACCAGTCCCGCCGGCCCAGCTGGTGGCCGGATTCATCGAGTCCTGTCTGTTCGACGGCGACGTCGCCGACGCCGACGACGGGGAACTGTTGGACGCCTTCGACGCCGGGGTCGTAGGTGAGTACCGTCGCGTCGACGCCGCCGAGGGCGACGGCGAGGGCGGCGGCGATCGCCCCGATCTTCGCGTCGGGGTCGGTGGTGAACGTCACGGCTCAGGCGACCAGGTAGCGGCGGTATGGGCGCAGCAGGTCCCTGGCCTTCTGCGGCAACCCCCGGAACGGCGGCGCCCCCGGCTCCAACAGGTTCGCGGTTTGGGGGGTGAGCCCCTGGCCGTCTTTCAACCAGTCGACGACGGTGACGATCGTCGCCTCCCGGACGGGGGCGGGGACCGCCGGCCACCCCCACAGGCCGCGGAGGCGCAGCTCACAGTCCCACCCGACGGTGGAGACGAACCGGATGCTGGTGATCGGTTCATCCGCCTGGCGGTTGCGGGGCATGAGGATCAGGTCGGTGAGGGGGGTGAGGGTGGTGGAGTCGGCGCCGTCCTGGTCGACGAGGGCGGCCTGGACGGGTGCCGCGGCCAGGTCGTCGATCAGCACCTCGGGGTGGCTGACGATCGGGAACCACCGGTCGCTGGCGGTGGCGTCCAGGTTGAACCGGCGGCCGACGTGGGCGTCGATCGCGGCTGACGCCCTGGGGATCAGGGCCTCCACCAGTTCGTCGAGGGCGTCGGGCATCCCGCGGCGGGCGAGTTTCACGTCGTCGAGGCTGCAGTAGGGGAGGCGGCTGACCGACTCGACGGTGACGACCTTCAGATCGGTGCCGCTGGCGGCACCCGTCCCAACCCACAGCCCGGACCATGTTCCCGCCGTCAACACGATGTCGGCGTAGAAGGCGCCGTCTCCGGTGCGGATCACCTCCGGGTCGGTGAGGTAGACGTAGTCGGTGGCTTCCCCGGGGCCGGTGACGGTGAGGGTCACGGTGTCCGGGTCGGTGGGGGTGCCGCCGACGGTGAAGGTGTTGCTGAAACGGACGGCTTGGCCGGGGTAGATGGTGGTGGTCATGGAACCCCGATCTGCGAGGTGGCGCCACCGCGGGGGGTGGCGGTGGATTCCGCATCGACCGGCCGGCCGGTGGTTGTGGCGGCGTCCGCCTCCGCCTGGGCGGTGGCGGTGGCGACGACGGCGGCGATGACGGCGGCGTCGGCATCCCCGACGGGGTACACCAGGGAGGTGGCGGTCGCAGGGATGTTGGGCGGTGGGGTGAACGCGTCCCCCTCCGACGTGACCGTGACGACGATCGGGACGGCCGCCGCGGCGGTGTGGAGCCGGTAGCCGCTGGAGGTGGGGGTGACGACGACCGGTGTCGCGGACGCCCCGACACGGAGGGCGAACCCGGATGTGGTTGGGGTGACGACAACCGGGAATGCGGCGGCGCCGACACCGATGTGGCTGCCGGCGGAGGCGGGGGTGACGATGACCGGGGCGGCGGCGGCGCCGTGGGCGGTCCTGGTTCCCGCGGACGCTGGGGTGACGACGACGGGGGTGGCGGCCGCCGCGATGTGGAGGCGCGTCCCCGCCGATGCGGGGGTGACGACGATGCTGGCGGCGGCGACGCCGAGGCGGGTCCTGAACCCGCTCGATGCGGGGGTGACCAGGATGCTGGTGGCGGAGGCGCCGGTGTGGTGGCGGTGGCCGGCGGAGGCGGGGGTGACGACGACCGCCACCGCCGAGACGGCGAACGTCTCACGGGTCGCGGCGGAGGCGGGGGTGACGGTGATGCTGGTGTGGCTGGCGCCGAGGGTCGCCCCCACCTCGGTGGTGATCGTGACGAGGATGGGGGTTGCGGACGTCCCGAACGTCGTTTTGAACCCGGTGGAGGCGGGGAGGACCGACAGGGGTACCGCACTCGCACCGAACCGGGTGCGGACCCCAGAGGATGCGGGGGTGACGACGATGGGGGTGGCGGACGCCGCGAACGTCCTGCGGGTGCCGGCGGCTGCGGGGGTGACGACGATGGGGGTGGCGGCTGCCCCAACCCCGGTGTGGTTGCCGGTGGAGGCGGGGGTCACCACGATCGACGCGGCGGATGCGGCGATGATCAGGCGCGACCCGGCGGACGCCGGGGTGACGACGACGCTGGTGGCGGACACCGCGAACGTCGAACGGGTCCCAGTCGACGCGGGTGTCACGACGATGCCGGCGGCGGAGGCGGCGAACCTGGTGGCGGTCCCCGAACTCGCAGGGGTGACGACGACGCTGGTCGCGGACGTGCCGAACGTCGCCCTCGAGCCGGCGGACGCGGGGGTCACGATGATCGCGGTGGCGCTCGCGGCGAGGCGGATGCGGACACCAGCCGACGCGGGGGTGACCAGGATGGGGGTGGCGGACGCCCCGAACGTCGTCCTCGTCCCCGCCGAGGCGGGGGTGACGATGACCGCGGCGGCGGATGCGGCGAGGCGGGTGCTGACACCCGTCGAGGCGGGGGTGACGACGACCGCCACCGCCGACACGCCGGTGTGGACGGCGGAGGCGGCGGAGGGACGGAACCGGCGGAGGGTGTTCGCCGAGGTGCGGGCCATCAGCGGCTACTCACTCGCTCCAGATCACCCACGGCAGACAGGAAACCGCGACCGTGAAGTTCACCCTGACCCGCAGGAACCGTGACACCGCCACCCGCGGCCGGTCGGTCGGCGGGTACCACACCGCATACCCGGTTTGGGGGTGGACTTCCTGGGCGTCGAGGAGGCGGGACGCGGTGATCGTCCCCTCGGTGACGGCCCCGTCGGACACGCTGGTGGCGCCGGTGCCACCGACACACAACGATGCGGGGGCGCCGGGGTTGCCCCACAGGTCGGGGGTGAGGCTCGTCGCCCCCGACATGCCGACGTCACCGTCGAGGAGGTAACACATCCCGGGGGCGTCGGAGGCGGTGACCCCTTTGAAGCTGATGCCCCAGGCGACCACCTCGATTTGGGTGGTGGCGGGGGTTGCGACCTGCAGCATCGTCGCCAACCCGGTGAGGGTGGAGATCTCGGTGACGACGCCGGCGGCGGTGTGGGATGCCCCCGCGATGTAGGTGTTCGCCATCTTGCGTCTCCCTAGACGAATGCGCCGGCGCGTGGCGGCGGTTGCGCCCGCTGGACGGCGAGCCTTGAACGGTTGGCGTGGAAGGCGGCGTTGCCACCCCCATAGTTGTCGATGATCGGTTCGACGCCGGTGTCCTCCATGATGAACCCCAGGTAGCTCGCCGCGGCGGGGGTCCCCCATCCGACGCGCGGCAACCCGTACGGCGCCCACACACCACCGCTGCGGCGGTACGCCTGGATCGTCTGCCCGACGACACGGCCCCCGAGGGCGTCTCCGTCGGCGAGTGCCGTCACCGTCTGGGTCGCACCGATGAGGGCCCCCGATGTGTCGGAGAACTTGTAGATCGCCAGTGTGGTGTCTTCGACCTCGACCTGGTATCCGTCCATCGTCGAGCTGGAGGTGCTGGGCTGCTCGACCCGGAGGTACACCCCCATGTAGGCGCTCGCCTGGGGGATGTCGAAGTAGGCTTCCTGGCTGGGGCGGAAGGTGGTGTTGAACCACGCCGCCCCGACCCCGGAGGTGACGGTCACCTGGCCGGATGCGACAGCCGAGTTGTCGAAGTCGATGTTGGCCGGGTCGTGCAGCCACGTCCCCGACGACACCGTCTCCAGGTCACCGTCGCTGTAGCTGAACGGGTCGAGGATGGGGGTTGACGGGAACGCCGCGAACTCCGACTCGGCGAACGCGACGGCACAGACACAGTGGTCGTCCGAGCCGAGGGTGCAGCCGATGGTGTAGCTGCCGGCGGCGGTCGGGCTCGTCCGCCGCACCGCGTTCGCCGACAACGCCCCGTAGTCGTTGCGTTTCTGGTAGGTGACCCCGGTGAACGCCGAGGTTGCGGGGGCGGCGGTCCCCGAGTGGATCCCGGCGTACGCCATCGTCAGGCGGGTGGTCGCCATCGTCACCTGCGGGTTCGCGCTGGTGGTGGTGTCCTTCCCCTGCTGGTCCTCGACGATCACCCCGACGTCGGCGGTGACGCTCGAGCAGCACACCCATTTGGCGGTTGCGGTGCAGCCTTGGAGGGTGACGGTCTGGGAACCGGATGGGAACGACGCCCCCGTCAACGTCCACGCCTCGACGCGGCCGGCTTCGGTGGTGTCCACCTTCGCGGTCGCCAACGTCATCGCAACCCCGCCGTACAACACCCCCGTGACGGTGGTGGTGGTGCCGGTGCAGAACAGCATGACGCAGGCGCCTTTCGCGCCGGCGGCCCCCGAGTGGGTGAACGTGCGGTCACCGGTGGTGGTGTCCACCGAGTTGACCCCGCTCGGGCCGTCGGTGGCGGGGAACCGAGTTTCGGTGTCGTGGGCGACCGCCACCTAGACCCCCGCCCACCCGGTGTTGCCCGTCCCGGATTCCTTGATGTAGAGGCTGGTTCCCGCCCCACCGTTGTAGTTCGCGCAGGTTGAGCCGACGGGGGCGGTGATGTCGTTCTCCGGGGACGCGTCGAGGACGAAATGCTCCACCCGGGTGACGTTGCCGTAATGCTCCTGTCGCCACACGGGGGACACCTCACCGGCGTTGTACCAGCGGGCCCGGTAGATCCATTCGTACGGGGCGTCGCCGCCGCCTTGGACGGTGATCCCCGACCCACTGCCGTTGATGGTGTTGCGGTACAGGAGGGTGACGTCGACGTCGTGGCTGCGGTCGGTGCCGTCCCCCCCACCGAGCTCGAGTGACTGCCAGGTGGTGGTGGTGTTCGCGTCATGGTCGACCTCCGCCCGGGCGATGTGGAGGTGCTGGCCTTTGGTGATGAGGATCGCCCTGACGGTGCCGGTGTTGCCGCGGTTCGCGAGGACCACCCGCAGCGACTCGACGGTCGCCTCCAACACCCGGTTGAAGATCACCCCGTCGGTGGCGCTGTTGTCGGAGCGGACGTTCCCGATGCTGTAGCCGCGGCAGTCCTGGAACAGGACGGGTTCACCGTCGCAGGTGACGTCATCGACGGTGACGTTGTGGCGGGCGAGCCCCGACATCGCCCCAGTGTGGTCGACGTCCTTGCCGTAGAACTGGAGGCCACCACCGACGACGCGGACATCGGTGACGTGACCCTCACGGTAGCTGGAGAAACTGACGTCGGACCCGTAGGCGCGTACCCCACGGAACGACACGCCGGCGATGACTGAGTTTTGGCCGCCTGAACCTTCGGTCCGTAGACAGCGGTTGTCGCAGTCCCGGAGGACGAGGTCGGAGAACAGGACGTCGTGGCGCCAGTAGGTCGCGGAGTCACTGCTGTCGCTGTTGTAGACGCGGGCGTGGACCCCGGTGTCGCAGTCGCTCACCGCCACCCCGGACACGACGACGCCGTGGCTGGCGAGATACGTCCAGTCGAACCCGCCGCCCGCCTCACCCGAGTCGAGGATCACCCCCACCGACTTCTCGGCGACGGTGACGCCCGTGATGGAGGCGTTGTAGAGCCCGGCGATCCGCACCCCATTCGCGCCGCCGTCGCGGACGGCGATGTTCGACGCCTGCGCCCCGCCGTTCGCCCACGGGTTGTCGGCGACGGTCTGCAACCCGAACGGCCCCACCTGGCCGGCGTCCATGTCGGTGGTGGGGTTGTTGCCGTTCGCCTGGTAGTAGGTGACGAATGCGAGGGAGTCGTCGCCGGTGTTGTCGGCGGTCTCGCCGTTGACGCGCGGGTCCTTGCAGGCGTTGAAGTGGAGGCCGTCCGCCAATGTGTCCACCGGGGTGAAGTTCTCCACCCGGGGGCGCAGGCACCCCATGAAGATCGCTCCGCATTGGGGGGCGTTGATCGTGGTGCAGTCGATCAGATGGACGTCGGCGCAGGTCCCCGTCGAACCGGTCCACCCCGCCTGCACGCCGCTGTCGCGGGGGTAGCCGAGGATGTGGAAGCCGCTGCCGAGGGACCGCGCGGCGGGTGTGGACGCCCACCTCACCCGGACCCGGTCGAGGCGGACGTTCGAGCAGGCGCCGACGACCTTGACCCCATGTCCGGTGCCCTCATCCGACCCGTCGAGGTTGTCCATCAGCAGCTCGGCGCCGACGGCGAACACGATGGACACGTCGCTGATTCCGTCGAGGGTGATGGCGTCGCCGGCGGTGGCGATCCGGTAGGACCCCGGCGGGAAGTAGAGGCTGTCGCCGGTGGTGAGGGCGGCGACCGCCTCCTGGACCGCGGCGGTGTCGTTGGTGGTGCCGTCGCCGACCGCCCCGTACTCCTGGTCTTTGACGCTGATGGTCGCGGGGGTGCGGGCAGCCTCGATCGACGCCGCCGTCCGCGCCTCGGTGGTGCCGTCAGCCCACGTTGCCACTACGCCGCCAGGATCGTGATCGTCACCGTCAGGCTGCCGCTGGGGATGGTGAACGTGTCACCAGCCGTGACCGCCTTCGATGCGGCGAGGTCATCGGAGCCGAGGAACGTCCCGGCCGAGCTCGCCGTCCAGAACGAGATGTGGCTGTACGTCTCGGTGTTCGACACGTTCGTCCAGGTGAGGTCCGCATCCGAGGTGATGACCCCACCGGAGGCGGCGCCGAACGACGCCTGCTGGCGGTCGGTCTCAGCCGCCGGGTTCGACGTGCCGGCGGAGCCGGGGTCGCCGAGGTGGAGCTTCACCCAGAAGGCGGTGGGGGCGGTGTAGTTGGAGGCGTTGCCGAGGGCGTCGAGCCACCCGTTCGCCACGCCGGCTGCGATACCAACGGCCATCAGTCCTTCTCCTTCACGTGGTGGTGGTCGCCAGGCGGGCGCCGGCGGGGTCGATCGTCAGGGACGGCTCGACGTTGCCGACGAGCCACGGGTGGTGGACGGGGCCGTAGCTGGCGCCCTGGAACGCCATCTCCTTCAAATGCTGGACTTCACCGCTGCGGGCGGCGACCATCGGCACCCCCGCGTCGCGGAGGCGGGCGGACAGGTGGAAGTCACTGGACTGGCCGCGGGGCCGGCGCTCCGTGTAACACCCGTACGGGTACCGTTGCCACAGGTCCCGGGTCATGCCGGTGAGGCTCATCCCCATGAAGTGGGTGGGGACCACCTCATCCGGGTAGCGGACGACGTCGGTGCGGTTCATCAGCGAATACGGGAACGGCTTCGCCCACGGCACATCCGCCGACAACGGGCGGTCGCACAGGTTCACGGATTCCATGCCGACCGCCATCCGACACCAGCCGGTCGCGGCGGGATGCCCATCATCGAGCAGGGCGAGGACGGCGTCGAGGGCGGCTTGGGTGACGACACAATCGTCGCTGAGATTGAGGATGACGTCGTAGTCGGTGTGCTCGACGGCGTCCCGATGCACCCCGTCGGCGAGTTGGGCGACGGTGTACCCGGTCGCCCAAATCAGGTCGACCTCCAACGCCCGGTAGGAGTCGAGGGCTTCGGGGATCGCCCGAGCGTTCATGATGAAGACGGCGGCGTTCACGGCGTCCGGCCACCCCTGCCCTTACGCGCCGGCCTCTTCACCGCCGGTTCATCCATCATGTACCCGGGTTCCTTGGTGACCGGCGGCGGGGCGGGGGCGTCAGCCTGTGGGGCCCCGCGCCTCTCACCGGGGGCGGCGGTCGCCTGCTCCACGTCGAAACGGACGGGGGCTGGGACGAACATGCCGGGGTACCGTTTGAGGATGGGGTGGCCGGCGGCGACGAGGTCGATGCCACCGTGGATCATGGTCCGCTCACCGTTCACGACGGCGTAGAACGATTCCCTCGCGACGTACATCTGCGGGGCCATCAGGCTGGTGTCCCTCCCTTCCAGGTGGAGCGGGGCGGGGACCCGAAGGCCCCCGCCCAACCCCTGTTCGTGGGTTGACTAGGAGGTGTTCTCGACGTGGAGGACGCGGAACGCGTTCGCTGCGATCACCTCGGCGCTGTTGCGCCAGTAGGCGACGAGCCCCCGCTGGTTCGTCGGGAGGCGGTTCGCCCCCAACATGTGGGGCACCAGCTCGACGCTCATGCCGATGCGGTCGACGATCACGTAGTGACGGAAGTCGCCGTACACCATGATGTCGATGTCGGCGGTGATCGTCGTCGCCGGGAACGAGTCCATCGCACTCGACTCGTACGCCGGCTTGCCGAGGAGGGTGTAGCCGACGTTCCCGGGGCTGGGGACCTGGTCGGCGCTGGTCGCGCCACGCAGGTTGTCCACCAGCACCACCGAGTTGTTGGTGGCGGACTCGCTGAACCGGCGGATGATCTGGTAGATCGACTGGTTCGCCACCCACGTCGCCCGCGGCCGGAACCGGGGCGGCAGCGCCGCCTGCACGGCGTACAGGTCGGCGAGGGTGAACGTGTTCGCCTGGCTGGTGCTGATCACCTGGGTGGTGGCACCGATGACGAGTCCCTGCGGTTCGTGGCTGGCGTGGCCGGCGCCGTTGATGAACTTGTCGGCCTCCAGGTCGTCCTTCGCGTCGGCGAGCATCTGCGCGATCTCCGACCCCAGCATCGACCAGTCGTCCTCCAGCTCCCGGGAGAACACGGCGAGGGCCTGCGCCCGCTCCACGTTGATCTCGGGCTGGACGAACACGGGGCTTCCGTCCGTCGTCTCCGCCGCCTCCGCGGCGTAGGTGGCGGACATGCCGGTGGAGGTGAGCCCCTGCCACACGTTGCCGGTGACGGTCACGACACGGCTGATCGCCCGCATCGGGTTCACCGACCAGTTGGACACGAGGATCACCGTCGGGTCCAACGTCACCGGGACGGCGGCGCCGCCGTCGGTGGCGGTGGTGATGTTCATCGCCCGCTGCTCGTCGGGGGTGAGGTGCCGCTCCGTGATCCACTTCGCGAACGCCCGGTGGTAGAGGGGCGAACCGGTCGCGAGGATGTGCTTGGCGATCGACCCGTCCTCACGGTCGTCGACGAGCCGGTCGATCCGGTCCCGCGTCGCGTCGGCGTCGCAGATCGGGGGGAACTTGAACCTCTCGGTGGCGCGGAGCGCCCGGTCCCGCAGTTCGTGGACGGCCCCCTCGGGGCTGTCGAGGCTGGTGCGGATGGTGGACAGGTCCCAGATGTCGTCGCCGCGGGTCACCCCGGGACGCGAGGCCTGGAAGGTGGCGCCCGCCTCGCGGCCGCCGTCCTGGTTGGAGAACGACTCGACGACCGCGCGGCGCTCGACGAGCTCGGCGATCACCTCCTCATGCTCCTTCTTCTCGGCCTGCAACTCACGCCACTCGTCGCGTTCGGCGTCGGGCATGGCGCGGTCGAGGTACATGGTGTTGAGCTCGGACAGGCGTGCCGTGATCTCGGCGACGCGTGCCTCACGCTCCTCCTGGGTCATGGGTTCCACAAGGAACTCCTCTTCGGCGTGTTCTCGCCGCGGATCCACGACAGGTCGCCTGGGTCCGTCGGCTTGGTCACGCGGCGCTCGCGGGCGGGGTGGGCCTGCGGCCCGGCGCCTTCCGTCGAGGGTGCGTCGATGGTGCTGGTGTCCTCCTCGGTGTCGCGAACGTCCGCGACCGTCGCGAGGGGCTGGTATCCCGTCTCGGCGTGCGGCTCGGCCGCGGCGTCGGTGCGGGTGAAGGTGATGAGGCGCCGCCGGTACTCGTGGTCGCCGGCGAGGCGCATGAAGTGGAAGTCGTCGGTCCACGATCGGACGCCGGCGGTCGCCCCCTCATAGGCGGGGAACGTCACCGGCCCGAACTCGAGCAGCTGGGCTTCCTTGATGGTCCGCTCCGGGATCCCATCCTGGTTGTGGAGGGACGGCTTGGGCTTCTGGTCGAGGCCTTCCCTGACCACCCGGAACCGGAACGACGCCCCATACGCGTTGTTGCGCAGGCCGTCCATCAGCAGGTCGGGGATCCCGTCGAACAGGCGGACCTCGTAGTAGGCGCCCTCATCGTCCTCCCTCAACTCCTCGATGTCGCCGAGGATGGTGTTGCCGAGGGTGACGTCCCGCCCGTGGTTGAACAGCACCCGGGGTGTCTGCTCCCGCATCGTCTTCTTGAACGCGCCGGGTGCGATCCGCTCGAGGAACCGCCCTTCGAAGAACGAGTCGATCTCCGTCCACTCGTTGAAGCGGGCGAAGTGGCCGAACAGGACGGGTCGGGCGTCCGCCCCGTCGGCGTCTGGGTCGCCGTCACGGAGCTCGATACCCGGCGAGAGGGCGCGGAACAGCTCATCCCGCGGCGGGCGCACGAGCTGTGCGGCGTCGATCGTCGTGGTCATCGAAGAACCTCCGTGCCGGGGCATAAGAAAGGCGCCTCGCTGGGCGCCTGATCGGGGGGGATGGGGTCTGGGGTCATGTGACCGCTGGAATCGCCTGCTGTGGCGGCCCAGTCCCGTTTGCGGATGGATCCGGGGGGTCGGCTGGGTCCGGCGTCCCGGGCTCCTGGAGCTGGACCGAATACAAACCAGTGTGGGACAGCATCGTCATGTCCCCGTTCACGACGGCGGAGACGGCGGACTCGGGGGTGAACCCCCCGTCCACCAGGGTGCGGATGGTGCGGGCCTGGGTTTCCTGGATGTCCGCCTCATCCGCGACGTCCTCCTGCAGGAACGGGATGTCCCGGTCGTCGTACCACAGGCGGTTGTCCGGCTCCCCGCTCCGCCCAACGGGGATGTTGACGATGGGGGCGAGGGAGTCGGCCATCAACCCCCACAGTGGCCGCATCGTCCCGTCGGCGAACCGCCGCCGGGCCTGCCCATAGTTGGAGTAGGTGGCGGCCTCCAACCCCTCGGACAGGCCCACGATGACCGGCGGCACCCCGGCGGCGGCGGCGATCCGTGTTTCCCCATGACCCCTGACCTGTTTGAAGTCGATCTGCTTGAAGTCCGACCCGACCACCGTCGCATCCGCCCCCGCCCCCAGGAACAGGGTTTTGTAGGCGTTCGCGGCACCCTCATGCTGGGCTTTGAACTCCTGCACCCACCGCATGAAGTTCTCGGGTGACGTCTCCTGCAGGGACACGATCATGTTCGGGGTCGCCCCCTTCTCCAGGTAGGACGACTGATGCTGGGTCATCTGGCCGTCCGCCTGGATCTCACGGAGGATCGGCGTCAACCACGACATCCCACGGAACCTGGCGGCGGGGTCTGGGATGGGGGCGAAGTGGGCGACCTCCGACGGCAGGAACGTCTCAGCCGGTTCCGTGCTCGAGCGGCCGCCGGGGTGGTAGACGTAGCCGACGACCTCCGCGTCCGCCGCGTCCGCCGGCCGGTCGGTGTCACGCCTCGAGCCGAGGATGATCGTCACCCAGTCGGGCCGCAACCGGCGGATGCCGCCGCTGATCCGTGCGCCATACCAGTTCCCCGCCAAGTCGGCGTCCTGGATGGCGCGGGCCAGCAGGTCCCGGGTGGTGCCACCCGGATACGGCTGCTCAAGGACCCGCAGCTCCGGGGTGCCGAACAGGTCACCCGGCCTGCCCTGGCGCATCCGCTGGAACTGGAAGCGGGCTTCGGAGAACAGGTATTGGCGGACGACCATGCAGGCGAACACCACCCCGTTCGCCTTGTACGCCCCCTGCGCGAACCCGAGGTAGTCACCGCCGATCTCCTCCGCAGGTGACCCCAGGGACGTCAACGGGTACCCCATGTACGTGTTCCCGGCGATCTTGAACAGCTCGGCGAGGCCGTCGAGGGTGTACGGACCATTCAGCGACCGTTCCCGGTCGCGGCCCACCAGGGTGGCGAGGAGGGACGTCACGCCGCGTCATCCTCCACATCCACCCCCACCATCCCGATCGCCACCAACGCGACCCCCGCCACGATCAGGGCGGCAGGGATGTTGAGGAGGGCGACGCCGAACAGGAGGAAGAACACGCCGAGGACGGAGAGGACCACCGCGAAGGTGGTGCGGCGGCGGGTCACGACGCCATCGCCTTGAGGACCGCCAACATCCGCTCGGACGTCTGGTCAGCGACCTCCTGCTGCCACGCATCCATCGGGCCGCAGTCGTCACCGTTGCCAGGGATGCCGCACCCGTTTTCGACGCCGGCGGCGCGGCAACACGACCCACACCGTTCCAACCCCATCCTGGAGAGGAACCCCGGCATGACGAGCTCACCGGACAGGCCGCAACAGGTGACGCCACGGATCATCGTCAGCCGCTCGTAGGTGTCGCCACCCTCATCCCACAGATCGTCCTCATCGACGACCGCGACACGGTGGAGGCGCCGCCATGATGGGAGCACCTTCCACGCCTGCTTCCACGGCATCCGAAGCGGCTCGGTCACGCGAACACCACCATCGGCTCCACCGACGGGACCGCCTCCGAGGCACGCCACACAGCCCCCGCCATCGCGATCACCGCATCGATCGGGCGGGTGTGGTTCCGTTTCGTCACCCGCCACCCACGCTCAACCTGCTCACCCTGACACGCCGCGACGTGGGCGGCGACCACCGGGTCACCGGCATGGCGGATCGTCCCCTCAGCGACGCCACGGTGGAAGAACGCGAGGGCGTCATACATCGCCCCCGACTGCGGTTCGAGCTCCACCACCGGCACCGACGGCATCGCATCACTGATGATCTCTGCCGACCGGGCCATGAACCGGGGGTCGAACGCCACCTCACGGCAGTTCACCCCCAGGACGAACCCCTCAACATCAGCGAGGCTGATCCGGCCACCCGGACACAACGTGTGATGCGGGGCGTCAACCCTCGCGCTGAACACGTGGCAGGCGACGTCGACGCGGCCATCGTCAGCGACACGGGCCCAGGCGACGGCTGTGGTGTCGTACCGGTAGGACCCGTCGATCATCACCGCCACCGGCTCCGACACCTCGAGCGGATCACCGTCACCCAACCGCCGCCAGTCGTCCAGGCTGATGAACGTCTCCTGGCCGGCGGCCCACACACACCCATGCAACTGCAGGAACTCGGCGTCACTGAGCTCAGGGTTCGCCGCCTGGCGGGTGAGGTAATCCGACGTGATCCACGACGCCGGGTTCGCCTGCTTGATCGCCTCCACATCCAGTCGGTCAGCCGTCGGCGCCGAATAGTTGTAGACCAACGTTTGCGAGGCGTGGTTGCGGCTCACCGTCAACCCGCCATGCGGCCTCGACACCTCACCCGCCGCCTCATTACCGTCGATCAACTGGCCGAGGATCCCCGACTCACGGTGATGCGCCTCACCCGCCGTCGTGATCGTGAACACCTGCGCCGACCGGCGGGCACCACCACCAGTCGTCAACGCCGCCCACGCCCGCCGCAGCGACGGCGTCGTCCACTGCGCCAGCTCATCACAGATCACCAACGACGGGTTGTACCCGTGCAGCCGCCCCGGGTCGGACGACATCCGCAGGATCCGGCCGCCACCATCCTCCCGGACGATCTCCCCCGCATGATCCCGGACCCGGCACAACGACGACAACGTCGGGGACCGACGGATGAACAACGCCGTCGCATCGAACAGCCGCCCGGCCTGCCGGTCCGACGACGCCGCCAACAACACCTCAGGCAACCCCGACGAGGTCAACAGCCGATACAGGGCGTACCCGGCGAGGAGGGTCGTCTTCCCGTTCTTGCGGCCGACCACCAACACCACCGACCGCCACACCGGCCACCCATCAGCATCGAACGCCAACGCGTCATCCATGAACGACCGCTGGAACGGCTCGAGCGTGAGCGGTTCACCATCCCACCCCTCGATCGACTGGACCAGGTGATCCGCACAGAACTGGGCGAAGTGCTCACCCTCAGAACCGGCGATCACTGAACGGACCTCAACTTCTGCGCCGGCGACGGACCGAGCGAACCACCGATCACCGCCTTCGGCTCCGGACCGGAATGACGCTTGCGGACCTCACCACGCAACCGCATCGCCGTCATCTCAGCGTCCTGCAGCATCACCCACAGCGGATGGGGCCGCTGCTGCCCCCTCGACCCGGGAGTCGTGAGCGGCTTGCCCGCCTTCGTCCACTCCCGCTTCACGTAGCGGAGGCGATCCATCGCGTCGCGGTATGCGGCCTCGGCGTCTTTGTTGACGTCAGCGGCAGGCAAAATCAGACTCCTGAGACTTTCGCGAGGTTAGGCGCGGGGTCTTGCTTTCGGAGGCATCCGTTCTCGAGGCGGACCCGCCCCCCCTCACCTGTCTCCGTCCTTCTTGACCATCCTGGTGGCGAAGAACCAGGAGATGATGATGATGACCGAGATGGCGGCGACGATGATGGCGCTGGTCATGCCGCCTGGTCCTCTTGGATGAGGGGGCAGTCGTCGGCGAGGAGGCGGGCTGTGGTTGGGTCTGCTTCGCCGCGGCCGGCGGCTTGGAGGGCGGGGAGGGCTTTGACTGCCCATTCGACGACGTCGAGGAAGTAGTCGATTTGGCGGATGCTGACGGTGACGTGGCGGATGGTGGTCACGCCTGCGCCTCGAGTCGGCGCCATTCGCGCTTGCGTCGCATCCTGTCGGCGGTGCGGTGGTGGCTGTTCTTGTGCATCTTGCAGAGCATGCATCCGGCTCGGGTTTGTTTCGGGCCTTTGCGCTTGTGGTTCGCCATCACGCTGCGCCTCGCCTGGAGTTGCAGCTGCGGCAGAGGGTCACGAGTGGGCCGAGGAGGTGGCCGCCGGCTGCGAGTGGGGTGGCGTGGTCGGCGGTGAGGTCACGGTTGGAGCCGCATATCTGGCAGTACGGGACGCGCTGGCGCTGGGCTCTGGATGCCTGCGTCCATGCCGCGGTTGACCGTAGCCGGCGGGTGTTGGGGCGTGGTGCGTCGGCCTTCTCGACGCCTCGTGGTGTGAGTCGGAGGAGGGCCATGAAACGGGGAAACCCGGCTGGGTTGGCCGGGTTGGAGAGACAGGTCACCTGTCTGAAACGGTAGGTAGGTCGGCGTGCGTCCCGGCTATCGTCGGGACCCGTTCTGCCTCCGTAGCGGTGAATGTAGCGCACAGGTCTGATGGCTTCAACTGGGCTTCCGCCATCTGTCCAACCGTGGCTGTACGTGGGGGATGCTGCCGTCGATCGCTCCGGGGTGGAGGCCGACTGCGGGGATGCGTGGTGGCCGTCCGTTGACATCGAATGTTGGACGGATGGGGGTGCCAGGCTCGCTCATGCCTAGGGCGTTGGCGACGACCCTGTCGACCTCAGCCTGGGCGGTTGGGCGGAGGGTCATGATGCCTCCTTGGCTTTGCTGATCTTCCTCCGTGCTTCCCTGACTGACAGCCGGACGGCCCCTTCGCTGACGTTCTGCATCCGGGCGATGTGGACGGCGGTGAACCCGCGGACCTCGACGAGGAACCATCGGACGAGTTCGATGTCGGTGAGGACGCCCGGCTGGTTCGCGATGTCCTGGTCGGGGTGGAGGCCGGGCATGGTCACTGTGGTGCGTGTTCCCGGATTTGGCTTCGCATGTCGTTGATGATGGTGTGGGCTTCGTCCTCGAGGCCGTGGCCGGCGAGCTCGCTGGTGAGCTGGCGGATGGTGTGGGTGAGGATGGTGGTGATGGTGACGAGGTCGCGGTGGTTGCGGCGTGCGTTGTCTTGCCAGGCTTCGGCGACGAGGCGCCAGGTGTGGGCGGCGCGTTCCCAGTCGGTGGTCACCGGCCCTCCTGGAGGTCGTCGATGGTGCGGGCGTGTTGGGGGATTCTGCGTCCGTTGGGGTGGATGACGACGTAGCGGACTGTTCCTTGTGGGTCGCGGTGGTCTGGTGCGGCGTGGATGTAGCGGATGCCGGCGGCGATGCGTTCTTCGACGCGGGTTCCGTGGTCGGGGAGGCGTTGGCGGATCCGGTTGAGTTGGTCGTCGAGGTCGGTGGTGACGTCGGGGTATGGGCAGGTGTCGCGGGCTGCGAGGGTGTCGATGAGGGCGGCTTCGTCGATGCGGATGCGTTCGTATTCGGTGCGGCCAGCGTAGCCGCGGGCTGGGGGTGTGGTGGTCATGTTTCGGCTGCGCTCGCTTCTTGTCGGTGGAGCATCGCTGCGAGGACGTCGGCTGCGCTGGCGAGTTCGCCGTTGGTGGTTCTGGTTGTGGCGTCGTCGTGGTGAACATCCGGCCGCGGAGCGAGCCGGTGATGTTCACCTCCAGGGGGCGCCTCCGTGTCCGGGTCGCCCTGGGGGGTAGGGGGGAAAAGAAGTTCCTTCTTTTCCCTTCGCACCGACCTGCTCGCGACCTGGTCGGAGACTGGTCGCCGACCACGCCGCAAATCGGCTACTTTTGGTTTGCGTCCAGTCCTGATCCACCGTTCGGTGATGTCGGCTGGTTCGTAGCGGCTGGGGGACTCCTTCTGGAACTCGGTGCCACGCTGGTGGTCGTGGAATCCTGGGCACCTCAACCCCTTGTCACCGGCTGGTCCGGTGACCTTCTCGAGCATCCCCCGACGGACCATCCACGCGACCCACCGGCCGACCTTCTCGTCGGTGACGCCGGCGAAACGTGGGATGACGAGCGCCCTGAGGGTGCCGGGGTTGGCGGGGCAGCATCCCCACCGGTCGAGGTGGGGGATGAGCCACGTGTAGAAGACGACGGCGTCGGCGCCGTGGCGGGAGCGGAGTTCGGCGAGGTCTTCGCTGACCGACACCTTCCGGTGCAGCATCCGCCGTTCAGCCATCAGTCAACCTCGACGTTGAGGGTTAGGGGAGCCGAGCCTTGTCCAGCCGTGCCTTGCCCAGCCGGGCTGGGCCGAGAAGAGGGGAGCCATGCCTTGCCGCGCCGAGCCCGGCCGTGCCGCGCCCGGCCGTGCCTGGCCCTGACTTGCCCGGCCGAGTCCGGCCTGGCCGAGTAGTGGGGGAGCCAAGCCGTGCCATTCCGCGCCCTGCCGAGCCGTGCCAGGACCCGCCGAGCCCGGCAAAGGGGGGCCTTGCCCAGCCGAGCCCATGCCGGGGCCAGCCCTGTCTTGCCACTGACCAGCCTCGGGGAGCAGAGCCGGGCCGTGCCAGGCCTGGCCGTGCCGTGCCGAGCCGAGGCGTGCCGCGCCGCGGCCTGATGTAGGGGGGCCATGTCGCGCCTGGCCTAGCCATGCCTCGCCGCACCGTGCCGTGCCGCGCCTGATCCTGCCGCGCCTGGGCCCGCCATGACATGGGGGGCCACGCCATGCCATTCCTCGGCGTGGCACGCCGCGCCGGGCCTCGCGTGTGCCGCGGCACGGATGAGCCGTGCCGCGGCGTGTGGGAGGTGAGCCCAGCCACGCGAGGGCATCGAGCCTACCGCCTCCCCTCGAGGTCAGCGGCGATGCGCTCCAAGTCGCCGATGAGGCGACGCAGCTGGTCGGCGGCTGCGGAGCCGTCACCGTGACGCTGCAGCCGCTCGGAGTGCTCGGTGCGGGTGCGGATGACGCTCGTCGCCGACGCCATCCGGTCAAGCACCTCCTGGAAGGGGGTCACGACTGGTCCTCCTCACGGATCGTCGCCTCGAACCGGCCGTAGACGGGTCGCATCTCCCCCAGGCCGGCGTACTTGCCGGCGTCCGTCCAGATGTTGCGGAGGGTGTCGAGGTCGAAGATGACGGGGTCGACTTCGACGGGGAGCTCCGCCCGCCACTCCCGGAAGATGGGGCGGGTGCGGACGGTGCGGCTGCGCTGCACCCCCACCGTCTTACGCAGGCCGAACGTCCCCGCCTTCCACATCTCGTCGGGGTCGCGGATGACGTCGCCGTCGTAGGTGAGGTCGACGTGGGGGACGAGGGGGTAGACGCCGCGGATGACGTCGCGTCCCTTCTTGTGGCGGGTGCCGCCGTCCTGGAGGCACCGGATGATGTTCCAGGCGGGCAGGCACGGGCCGTTGCCGTTGGTGTAGAGGCCGCCGTGCCACTCGAGGCGGGCGATCTCCATGTGGTCGGCCTCCGTCTTGTTGCGCTTCTTGCTGATCTTCGCGACGGCGCGGGTGTAGTCGTCGAGGGGGTCGGCGAGCCGCTCGTTGTGCATGACGAGTGGCGACCCGCCGTGGTCGGTGGCGCCGTTGAGGATGAGCGTGACGTTCACGGTGTTCCCTTTCGTGTGGTTCCCCGCGTGGTTGCGGGGGTGTGGTGGCGTCCGGTCGGTGGACTGGGCGCGGTGTCACGGGTTGGCGTGGCCGTGGATGGGTGGGGGGTGCCCGGGCGTTCACCGGTTCACCTCCTCGAGCATCCGCCGCCGGCCTTCTTCGTCTGCGGCGAGCAGTTCCCGTCTCCACAAGCGGGCATACCTCACCCTCCAGTTGAGGCTTCCGGTTGCTTTGGCGGAGGCGGCTCGGATGGCGGCGACCCGGTCTGGGTAGTAGGGCGCGACGACGCAGGTGGCGTGGAGGTGCCGTTGACACCAGGCGGCGTCCAGGTCGGTGTTGACGGCTTCGACGATGCCTTCCTCCACCCACCAGTCGAAGGGTGCGCCGGGGGTGAGGTTGTGGGTGTGGAGGAGTTCGTGGCGCATGAGGTGGTTGGCTTCGATCACCGCCGGGTCCCACCATCGGGGCCGCCACCCCCACGTGTCGGCGACATCACTGGTGGTGACGACGGTTTCGGGGTGGGTGAACGGGACGAACGCGTCGCAGGCCTCCTCCCCGCACATCCGGGTCATCTCCGCCTGGTTGGTGATGCGGAGGGTGCGGGTGGGGATGGGGCGGTGCAGCGTTTGGGTGAGCCAGTTGGCGGTTTGGTCGAGGCGCTGTTGGGGGGTGGCGGCGTGGGCGGTGGCGGTGCAGGCGCCGAGGATGATGAGGGCGGCGGCGGCTTCGATGGCGAGGCCGACGATGACGCCACGGAACACGCTCACGACGCCACCCCGTGGACAGGGCAGGTGGGCTCCGGCTTCTGCCCTGAGTAGGGGCCGATCCAGCAGGTGCATTCCGGCTTCGCCTGGGCGTCCACGTCGGCGGGCAGCCACGACCGCTCCGGCAGGTTCAGGGCGTCGCGGAACACTCTCGTGGATCGCGTCAGCAGGCCGGTTCGCTCCATGAAGGGAAGCGCGTACTCGATCGCCCCTTTGAGCCGGTCCCGTTCGTCCAGCAGGGCGATGATCGTCTGCGGGTCACACGCCGCGATGAACTCTGCGTCAGGTCCGGCGTGCTCGCAGACGATCAGCCGTCCGCGCTCACCCTCTTCCCACACGGTGAGGACGTCTCTTGGCGCCTCGCCGCGTGCCGTCCACGGTCCCGGTGTCGCCTGTTCGGCGAGGCGCCTGAGGTCACTCATGCCACGTCACCTCCCTGGGTGACGACCTTGACGACACATGCCGTGCAGACGTGTCCGCTGTTCCAGACTGGGGCGACCCCACCCACCTGGCGGACGCCGACCACCACGTAGACGGAGACGTCTTCGAGGCGGCGCCTGATCCGGCGCGTCACCCGGTTCCCGCCGGTGTAGTCGTGGATCTCCTCACCGCACATGTCGCAGAAGATGCGGATCATGGCTTCATCCCGCAGTCACCCGGCGACGGGTGGCGTGTACGGCCGGCCACACGTGGCGGGCAGCCGATGCTTGGCGATCATCCGGGCGCGCGCAGCCCCCCGGTAGTGGGTGAGGACGAACCTGCAGGTGACGACCCGAGGCGCCGGCGGGGTCACCCGACGGGGCTTTCGGATGACGGGTGTGGGGCACCCCCAGGCGGCGCGGCGGACGGGGCCCGCCTTCGGGTAGCGGGCGACCAGCTCCGCACAGGTGGGGGGTGGGACGACGGTGGGCGGGGGGACGTCAACGGGTGGCGGCAGCGGCACCGGCGCCGGCGTGGGGCATGCGGGCGGCAGCGTCACCGTCCGGCGGAAGCCGTCCGACCAGGTCACCTCAACGGTGGTGGTGGTGAACGTCCACGTGGGGTTGAGCTCGGGTTGGCTGGTGGTCACCTGGTAGCCGCCGGCGGGGTTGCAGGTGACGGTCGCCGTGTGGGCGTGGGCGGTCGCGGGGATGGCGAGGCAGGCGGCGATGGCTGCGCCGGCGAGGGCGGTGCGGTTCTTCACGGTGGGGGCTCCATTCCTGGGTTCAGTCCCGTGGGGGTGTGGGGTCACAGTCCCAACTCCAGTTGTTCCTCACGGGTGCGGTGGCGGCGCCACGGACCGTCGGGGTATCCGTCCACCAGCCCCTCCACCCAGAGGGCCTCGAGCAGGGTTTGGGTGCGGGCGGTTGACCATCCTTCGGGGAAGGCGATGGTGCTGGCGTCTTTCGCTTCACCCACCTCGTCGAGGTGGTGGAGGATCCGGTCACGCCACGTCACAACCCCACCCGACCACTAAGGTTGACACCGCACCCGCCGACAACTATGGTAGTCGCATACCAACCGCACGACAGGAGCCAGCAATGACCGCCAGCCAGATCCGCACCGGCGACCGCCTCGCCATCAACGGCGAGCCGTGCCGCGTCGTCTCCACCCGCTCCGGTTCCGAGTGGCATGAGGGGTGGGACTCGTTCACCGTCATGGTCCGTGAGAGCGACGGCCAGATCATCCGCCGCGCGTTCCGCGCAACCGACACCGTCACGAAGGTCTGACCCGTGGCCGACACCGCACCGCTCATCCGTGCTCAGGTGAAGTTGGAGAACGCCACGGACCACCTCCGCCGCCTGCGGTTCAACCGTGACGAGGCGGTCCGCGACGCCCTGCGTGGTGGCATGTCCACCCGTGATGTCGCCCGGGTGATCGGTCTGTCGCAGCAGGCCGTGCAGAAGATCGCTCACGCCGCCACCTCCACGTCCTGACGCACCGCAGCCGCGAGACGGTCCCCGAGCCACCTGGCTACTGGGACCGTCACCGCATCCCCCAACGCCGCATATCGGCGTGAGTCGGGGGCGGGCTTCCCCCGCCACTGGATGAGGGTCCAGTCGTCGGGGAAGCCTTGGAGGCGTTCACACTCGCGGGGGGTGAGGCGGCGGACGCCGTTCGAAGTCAGCGATTCGAGGGGCGAGGCGATGCCCTCCTCAGTCGCGCCACCGGCGAAGGTGACGGTGAGGTTCTGTGCCTCGTCCCCGGCGGGGCCGCCGTTGCCCTTCGCCCACTTTGATGTGACGGGGGCGCTCACGATGTGGCCGGCGGCGACGGACTGTCGGTTGACGGGGGTTCGCTGACTGTCCCCTGTGGTGAACAGAGGGCCGACAACGCCTCCTCCAAAGCCGTCGGCAGCTTCCGGCTCCGCTTCCCCGCCCGCCTGAGGATGCCCTGGGCAGCTCGTGCCGACAGCGAGTACCTGGCCGGCGCGTTCGGCTCCAGCACGTCCGCCAACGTCACATGCGACGATGAACACGCGCCGTCGGCGCTGGGGCACTCCGCAGTGGCGGCTGTCGAGAACCCGCCACGCCACGCCGTACCCGACGTCGGCCAACGTTCCAAGCAGGACTCCGAAGTCCCGACCGCCGTTCGAGGTGAGCAGTCCGGGTACGTTCTCGATGAGTAGCCAGCGGGGTCGAAGAGACTCAGCGATGCGGGCGAACTCGAAGAACAGGCCGGAGCGGTCTCCCGCGAGGCCGGCGCGGCGTCCGGCGACGCTGAGGTCTTGGCAGGGGAACCCCCCGCAGAGGAGAGAGACGCAACCGCGAGCCATGCGCTGACCGGCGGCGTCCACGTTCGGTCCAGTGGCGCGGAGTCGTTCTCCGTCCAGTCGAACACCACTGACGTCATCTGCGATGGTGACTCCGGGGAACCGTTCGGCGAGGACGGCCCGCCGGTACTCGTCCCGCTCGCAGAGGAGTTCGTGGCGCCATCCGGCTTGGTGGAGGCCGAGGTCGAGCCCCCCGACGCCGCTGAAGGTGGAGATGACATTCACGCCGCCCTCCGCTCGAGGACGGCTTTGACGTCAGCGAAGTCCTGGGGGCGCCACAGGTAGACCTCGGAGCGGGTGTCTCGAAGCTGGCCGAGCGTCCGCACCTGCGCCGGCGATGGGCGCCCCTGGTCCGTCTTCAACTCGGCGAAGATCACCCGGTCACGCCACAGCACCAAATCCGGGAACCCGGCTGGGCTGCGCCGGCTGTCGTGGGTGTGGTACCAACGCCAGCCGAGGAGGTTGGCGAGCTCCACCACCTGCGCCTGCCACTGGGCTTCGGTCATGCGGCACCGCCGAGGAGCGACAACTGCCGGGTGCGTTTCGCGATGAGCTCGGCGTACGCGGGGTTCAACTCGATGCCCACGGCGGCGCGGCCCATCCGCCGGGCGACGGCGGCGGTGGTCCCTGAGCCCATGAACGGGTCGAGGATGACGCCGGGGCGGTAGGCGTCGTGGCCGCAGTCCGTCCAGCCGTGGTCGATGGTCTTTCCGCCACGCTTAGCCCACTCTGCTGACCCGTTACCGCTCAGACTGAGCCCCGAGGTTGGCGAGCCATAGCCCGCCTGCCCCTTGCCTTTCGGCCGTTCCACTGTCTCGCGATCACCGGAGACCCGCTCGACGATCCGCTCCGACGCCACCCCGCACGTCGCGCATACCCGTTCGGGGCAGCCGGCGGCGATCACCTGCTCCACCAGCCGTTCCGGGTAGGTGGCGAAGTGGGCTTCCGGGTACGGTTGGGTGGGGATCGTCCACACCGACCGGACGTTGCGGCCCGCCGGGTGGCAACCAGCAGCCCGGCCGTTCGTGTCGGTGCCTCTGCTCCGTTTGTCGCCGGTGGGAGCCATGCGCCCGTACTTCGCGTGATGGGTGACGCTCTCAGGTGCGTGCGGCTCCCGGACCGCCTCCTGGTCGAACCAGTAGCGGCCGTTCTTCGCCAACATGAACAGGTATTCGTGGCTGCGGGTCGGCCGGTCCGTCACCGACTCCGGCATCGGATTCGGCTTGCTCCAGATGATGTCGCTGCGGAGCCACCACCCGTCGTCCTGCAACGCGAACGCCACCCGCCACGGGATGCCGAGCAGATCCTTCGGCTTAGCGCCGATTCGTGACTTGTCCATCGTCCGCGCAGTGCCAGCGTTCAACGTGTTCCGGTAGCGGTTAGAGGTGCGAGCGCCGTTCAGTCCCGACGTTGACCAATCGCCCGCGTTACCGCGTGGCGACCCGGCGTGGCTGTCACCCAGGTTGATCCAGCATGTCCCCGCCGGACGGAGTACCCGCCGCACCTCCCGGAACACGTCCACCAGCCGGGCGACGAACTCGGCTGGGGTGGGTTCGAGGCCGATCTGGCCGTCGCAGCCGTAGTCACGCAGCCCGAAGTAGGGGGGGCTGGTGAGGCAGCAGTCCACCGACTCAGCAGGGAGTTGGCGGAGGACAGTCAGGGCGTCGCCGATGTAGAGGGTGAGGTCCGCGTCCTGGAGGTAGGGGGTCACGCGGCACCCCCCAACAGGCTGAGTTGGTCGTCCCCGCCGCGGCTTCCGTCATTCCACCGCGCCTCCGCCGGTGCCCACTGGCGGCGGTACCGTTCCACCGCCATCTCCACATAGCCGGGGTCGCGTTCGATCCCGACTGCCCGGAAGCCTTCGGCTTTGGCGGCGAGGAGGGTGGTGCCGCTCCCGGCGAACGGGTCCAAGCAGACGCCGCCCGGGGGGGTGACGAGCCGGACGAGCCACCGCATCAGGTCGAGGGGCTTCGTGGTGGGATGCGTACTGCCATCCCGCTCTCGCGTGCTCGCCTTCGCTGAGTAGAACGCACGACCCCCAACCGCACCCGGTGTCCGCATATGCGGTGTAACTGAACCGTCGTTTTCGGCCACAAAATAGAAGCGTGATGGGCCACGGCCGCCATCGTCCCCATAGACGCGCCCGGGGGTGCCGATGCCGAACATCCCTGCGTCGTGCGTTGTGTTCTTCTCTGTCCGGCAGACGGATAGGTCCCCGACCGCCTCGTCGAGGGTGGCGGCGGCTTCCCGGTCGAGGGCGACGTTCGCAGGCCACCGGCCGTGGTCGTGTTCGACGCTGCTGGTGCCGTCCACGAAACCTCCGATGAACCCGTTGCGCTCATGCCGAGGAGCCGAGGCGTTAGTGCGCGTGCTCGTCCCGATCCGCGTCCCGTCGATGTTCAGCGCCCCCGTCCCCGACGCCAACACCTGGGCGGCGACCGTCCGTTCCCGGAGGGGTTTGCGGGCGACGACGACGGGTTCGTGGGCTGGCTTCAACGCCGTCCCCCAGCCCTGCCACTGCTGGGCTTCGGGGGTGGCGGGGGCGGTGACGTCGAGCGCCAACGACGAACGGTCCGCGCCTTGGCCGGGAGCGACGGCGAGGCGGTTCCCGTTCCGCGAGCCGACCCGCTCACGCTCTGCCTCAGCGACGACCGGCCCCCATGCCGCGTCCAGTCCGAGGAGGTCGCGGAGGGCGGGCCACCACTTCGCCTCGGGGAACTGGTGGTGTTCCCAGTTCCAGCAGGCTCCGGTGCGCGTGCCGACGACGCGCTCGGACACGTCGGCGCGCGACAGCCCTGCGGCTTCGCGACGCTCCACTAGATGGCGCGTGAACTCGGCGTGCCGGGAGACCCCCGGTCGCTTGTCGATCGCCTTCGACACGTCCAGCGACTTCGGGAACCCGGACCCGTAGAGCCAGGCGAGGCAGTCGCGGATCTCGAACCCGGCGTCCTCGATGGCGCAGGTGAGGCGGTGGTAGGTGCGGGTCCCGCCGAAGGCGAGGAGGTGGCCGCCCGGCTTCAGGACGCGGAAAGCTTCCCTGGCCCACACCTCATGCCACGCCTGCATCTTCCGGGCGCTCACCGCCGTCAGGCGCGGGGCGGGCGTTTCGCACTCGCAGACCTTGAACCCTTTTGACGTTGCCCGACCGTTGACGGCGCGACCGCAGTTATCGCAACGAGGGTTGTCCTTGCGGTAGAGGGCGGCACCGGAACGCCCCCTGGGTGTGGTCGCGTCCCTGGTTGGCGCTCCGGTCATCGTCCGGCCCCGGGTGTCCCATGAACGAGTGACGGCGTCGCCGCTCAGGCGGTCCCAGTCCTTGCCCATGAACTCCAACCCGTACGGCGGGTCCGTCACGATCGCGTCCACGGATTCGGCGGGCATGGCGGCCATCACCTCGACGCAGTCACCGTGGTGGAGGCGGACTGCGCCGTCATCGAGGCGGACGTTCACGCCGCCGGCGAGGTCGCCCATCACCCCATACCAGCGCACACGTCGTTCCATTCCCGGAAGGTGTTGCTGTTGCGTTGCCACACCCGGTAGGCGACCCATGCGTTGACGTACGGGTTGAATGGTGCGTCGATCGCCCGGCCGACGTCGGTGGTGTGCCAGGTGGAGGACCGGCGGCCGCCGGCGTCGTAGAGCACCTGCCACGCCCCGGAGGGGTTGGATCCGGAGAGGGCCGTTGTGTTGCGGGCGTACGGTTGGTGGTGGGACTCGCATCGGGCGACGCGGAGGGCACCCTGGACGGGCCACCCGCCGATCAGTCCGACGAGTTCGGCGGCGATGCGGGTGTCCTCGGTGGTGAACGGTGATGGTGGCCTCGAGCGGAGGCGCCGGTTCTCCCGGGCGAGTTTCACGATGGTGGCGCGGTTCGCCCGTCGTTCTTTGGCGAGCTGGTGGCGGAGCGCCGCGGGGGTCACCTCCGCCACGGTGGGGGTGGGTGTCGGTTCCGCTTCGCTTCCGATGATGGTGGGGGTGGCGACGGCGAGGGCGGCGACGGCGACGGTGAGTGACACACGCTTCACCGGTACGTCTCCCCGGTGCCGAAACACCAGCCGCAGGGGATCCAGGCGGGGTGGGTGACACCGTCGACGTGGGTGCGGAACCGGCGTTGGCCGGCGCACCAGGGGCATGGCACCCACGCCCCGTTCGGGTATGGCAGGGCGTTCACGCTTCGGGCTGACGCCATCTGTGGGGCGGACGCCACCGTCACGCCCGTTTCCTCGTCCGCCCGTGGGCGGGGACCATCCCGGCGGCGCGGATCGCATCCCCCCAGGACCCGAACCGCCGTTTGTAGCTGCTGGTGTTCGGCCGGCGGATGTTGAAGTCCGGTTGGGTGGGGACCCGCCCGTGCTCAGTGTGGAAGTGGCGGAGGGCTTGGAGCATCTGCCAGTTGGTGTAGCGGCGGTGTGATCCTCCCCGACGCGGGGAGGGCTGGATGGTGCCCTCCCCGGTCGGACCGCGGCCGGGGTCCCGGTTCGGCCGCGGCTCAGGTGGGGACGCAAGGGGGAGCGTCCCCACCCGTTCGTGGCAGGCGGCGGGGTCGGGCCGCCGCCCGCCGGCCAGCGCAGCGTCGCCCCGCACCGCACCGGCCATGCTGGTCACTTGCCGCCACCCTCCAGTGGGAGGGTCCCCTGGTCGCCACCGGCGGCGGCCTGGGCGTCCGCGGCGTCGGTCGCGTCGAAGATCGCGGCGAGCCGTTCCTTCGGGTCGGGGGCGTCGGCGACACGCTCGAGGGTGTCGATGATGACCGACGCCTCTTCCTTCGTCAGTTCCTTCGACGTCGCGAGGTCGTCCCGGCCGATGATCTTCCGGGCGACCATCAGTTTGTCGTCACGGGACTTGATGCCGAGGGCCCCGTAGGTGGTCTGCAGCTTGGTGACCTGGGCGCCGGTGACCGGCTCCACCTGGTCGGTTGCGGGCTGCTGCGCCGCGGCGGGCTCCTCGGATGGCTCATCCCCGGGGAGCGGTGGCGCGCCTCCATCGTCGGTGGCGGGTGTCGGCACGGGGGTTGGGCGCTGGCGCCGGCTTCGCTGGGCGGTGCGACCGCCCGCCTGCTCGGCGCCAGCACCGATCGCCCCGGCTGCGTCGCTGTCGTCGGCGATCTCCTCCAACGTGAACGGCATCCCACCGATCGCGTCGCTGAACAGGAGGTGGCACAGCTCAGAGGTCGCGCGGGCCTGCAGCATCCGCCGCGGGTGCTTCCGCCAGTTCTGGCGGCCGTCCAGGCCGGCGCGCTTCGCGTCGTCCATCGTCCAGGTGATCTGCACCCATTCGCGGCTGTTCACCCGGCGCCCCCGGACGACGCAGCGCTGCGTCGTCGACTCCTCGACGAACAGCTCGTGGCCGGCGGCGAGGGCGAGGGCCCGTGCCATCTCCGCGCTGATCGCGGGACGCCCGTCGATCACGTCCACCGACTGGAGGGACTGGATGGGGCCGAGGCCGATCTCCCGGCCGTAGAGGATCGCGGCGGTGATCGCCGCGGGCTTCCCCCGCAGCCCCTGGGGGACGAACTCGGTTTGGGCGATGTCCACCGCCAGTTTCGCGACCGGCTCGAACATGGGGAGCCACCCGTCGACGGTGTCGCGTGTGGACTGGACGGTGACGGCCCGTGGGGGTTCGTCGATGCGGGCGAGCTCGGTCATGCGGCGGCGTCCTTCCGGCGGGCGGGCGGGTCGAGGGGGGCGCCGACATAGTCGCCGGCGTGTTCCGCGGCTTTCGCGACTTCGGCGATGTACCGCAGCTCAGTGAGTTGCTGCGGCCCGACCTCGAGGGGGATGAGGCTGTAGCCGTCGGCGCGGACGTGGACGGCCCCGAACCGTTCGCAGTCCGGGATGGGGTGTTCGCCACCGTCACCGTCGATGATCGCGTCGGACCCGAGGAAATACCCGGCTTCCTGCCATGCCGTCTCCCCGAAGATCCCCGACCGCGACGTTTTGATGTCGAGTCCCCATGTCACCCTGGCGTCGGGGTCTGTGGGGTGGCGGAGGCTGGCGATGAGGTCCCCGGTTCCCGCCCACCCGTACCGGTAGCTGACGACGACGAACTCGGTGTGGATCGGTTCCACATCCCAGTCGTCGAGGAACCGGATGTACGACTCGACGTGGCCGGCGAGCTCGTCGGGGACGGTGACTTCCTCCCCGTGGACCAGTTGCTCGGCGAGTTCGTGGACCTGGGTGCCGCGGTTGGCGGCGGCGTCGCGGTCCTCGTAGCGGGCTCGCTGCAGCTTCTTCAACCGTTGGGAGGGGGGGAGTTCGGCGAGTTCGTCCCAGTGGTCGACGGCGTAGGCGGCGGTGGCGTTCCCCGCCCACTCGATGAGGGACTGTTTCGGGGTGCCGTTGCTGATGACGGTGGTGACGCCGGGGATTTTGCGGCCGTCGGCGTCGATGTAGCTGTGGCCGCGGCCGTGGTTGCGGCGGCGGACGGGGCGTTTGATGAGGTCACCCATTGATGGTCGTCGCGATCCAGTAGGCGGCCCGGTCGAACGCCAGGTAGGCGATGGTGAGGGTCGCGAGGAACAGGATGGTGGCGGTGAGGCGGCGGCCGCGGCGGCGGCGGGCGTGGCGGACGCTGATGATCGGGTTCACCGGCTCCATCACGCCTCCACCATCCGGTCCACTAGGGTGAGTGCTGACACCTGCAGGGCGTTGACGGTCGGCTGGAGGGCGGCCCAGGCGGCGGCCCAGGCGGCGTCCCAGGCGGCGGCCCTGGCGGCGGCCCAGGCGGCGTCCCAGGCGGCGTCCCCGGCGGCGGCCCAGGCGGCGGCCCAGGCGGCGTCCCCGGCGGTGGTCATGGCGGCGTCCCAGGCGGCGGCCCAGGCGGCGGCCCAGGCGGCGTCCCCGGCGGCGGCCATGGCGGCGTCCCAGGCGGTGGCCATGGCGGCGTCCCAGGCGGCGGCCCTGGCGGCGGCCCTGGCGGCGGCCCAGGCGGCGTCCCCGGCCTTCCGGGCCTCCACGATCGTCGGCTGCGCCGCACGCGCCGAGGATGCGTCGGTGAGTGCGGCGAGCTGCTCCAGCGTGTGGGCGTGGTCGTTCAGGCCGGCCAACCGGAGCCACGCGGGGGCGCACTCCCGGACCAGCCAGTCGGTCGCCATCCACGCCCGCCGCCCCTCCACATCCCTGGTGGAGGCCGTGCCGACCAGACGCGGGATGAGCGGCAGGAGCATCTGCCGGTCATCATCGTTCATCGCGTCGTTCCAGGAGCGGAGGAACGCCCCGATCACGGGGCTCGCGCACTTCGGGTGGTCCGTCCACGGCTCACCGGCGACGTAGGCGACGGCCTCCATCACACACGCCTCAAACCCACCGTTCGGTGGATGGTGGCTGCCCCTGGCGAGGCGGAGGTCTGCGGGGAGGGTATTCACGGCCGGCTCCATCACCGCCGCTCCTTCACGTCATGCCAGACTGCCATCGACCGGCGGATGTTTCTCGGGCCACCATTTGGGACGGACCGCTCTTTACGTAGGCTCGGAGCGACCCGGTTCACGACGTGGCCGCGTTTCGGGTCCTCGGTGGCCCGGAGGGCGCGTCGCGCATCGCGGGCGTTGTCCCTCGCCACTCGGCGCAGCCGCCGCCACAGGCTGAACCGCTCGCGGAGCTGCGGCAGGTCTTCGGTTCCCCACTGTCTCCGACGGGTGGCGTCGGCCTCGTCGCGGAAGCCGCGGAGGATGTCGATCAGGTCCCTCACGCCACACTCCCCGGGTCGTCATGGTCATGCGCCCCCGCCGACCAGGCGGACTCCACCTGCTGCCGCCCACGCACCATCTCGAGGCGGAGCGGCTCCACGTCGAGGGCGCCACCCGGCGGGTGTTCCTCCAAGTGGTCGAGGAGCCACCGGTGGGCGCAGGTCATCGTCAGGTCATCCCACTTGTACGGGTCGACTTCCGCCCGGAACGACTGGTCGCCGTTCGCCCGGATGAGGCAGACGTAGCGGTGGTGGTCGGCGTCGGTGCGGCCGAACCCGCCGCGGGCGAGGACACCGGCCGTCAACATCCCACCGGCGGCTGTGGTGAGGCCGGGGTGTGGGTCGCGGATGGCGTCGCTGGTGGGTTCGTCCATCCGGAACGCGAGGGCGGGGATCTCCGTCGCCGCGTCCAGGATCAGGAGGGCCCGGATCATGGGTTGCTAGTCTCCGTTCGCTTCGGCCCCGACGGGTGAACGCTGGGAGGCGTCCGTCGGGGCTGGTGCCGTTTCACGCAGGTCGACGATGTCCACGCCGAGGGCGTCCGCGAGTGCGGCGAACGTCTCGTCGGTCGGCCGGCGTTCCCCGCGTTCTGCGCGGTACACCGTCGCCGATGCCGTCCCGGCTTTCACCGCGAGTTGTTCGACGGTGAGGCCGCGTTCCTTACGGATGCGGCGGAGGGGCGTTTCCTTCGTCATCGGCGACCACGGTACCTGTCGCCACGGGACTAGTCAACCTTGAGCCGGGGAGCGGCCTAGAGGGTCTCCCCCTCATGGGCGTCCACCGGCAGGCCATCCACCTCGACGTTCGCGGGGGGCGGCGGGGCGGCGGCTTCGGTGAGCTTCCCCGCCTGGTAGGACCGGCCGGCGAACAGGGCGGCGACAGCACCGATGAACGTGACGAACAGGGTGGTCACCCCTGGGTCACTGTAGAAGGGGGTGTCATCCAACCCGGCGTCGATGGCGGCGGTGAGGAACGCCGCCCCGGCTGCGATGACGCCACCGATGGCGCTGACGGTCCCGAGGCCGATGGTGGGGGTCGTCTGGTCACTCACTAGTTCACTCCGTTCGGTTGAGGATCGTCGCGGCGACCATGGGGAGGTCATCGGGTTTGTCGAATCGGCCGCCACGCCATGTGAGGACGGTTCCCGGCTTCGCCGCATCCTGCCGTGCCAACCACTTGAGGGGGCCGAGGGCTGGGCCGTCGAACCCGGCGGATTCCTCCGTCGTCCACCCCCCGTATCGTTTGCCGTTGGGGAGGTAGAGGCGAAGCGACCGGCCATACGGCCTGGGGCCTGGTTCGCTGGGGATCGCGAGGTATCGGCGGACCTCCCCGAGATAGAAGTCCCATGGGAAGTTGGGGCCGGGGTCCCAATGGGTGTTGCCGGGGAGGCCGGCGTGGCTGTGGTAGCCGCGGCTGGTGGACTCCACTAGTGGAATCCCGTACTTCACGTTCCAGCCGGCGTGGATGCGGGCGGCTTCGGTGAGGCGCGGCTGGTGTTCCATCCACTCCTGACGGGTCCATTGGGCGAACCCGGCGATCTCGAGGCCGAGTCCGATGGTGTTGTGGCCGACGGCGTGCCAGGCGATGACCATGTCGTCGACGCACCGCCACACTTCATGGTCGTCGACGACCACTTGGGCGCTCCCGGCGGAACGGGGGTTCGCGAACCAGCGGGCCGCCCCCTCAGCCGTCGCCCCCTGGGTGCAGTGGACGACGACGAGGGTGGGTGGCGCGGGACGGGGTCCGCTGGTGTGGGCCGCCGGCAGCGACCGGTAGGTGTGCATTCTCACGGGTCCTTTTCGAGTGGTGGCAGCGGACCGCACACCCCGTCGAGGTCCGCCCCGAGCCCCTGGGATGCGATGAGCAGTTCGGTGAGGTTCCGGCGGTCCTGGCGGTCGGTGGACAGCTCGTCGGGGGTGCCGATGCGTCTGTCGATGAGGATGAGCGGCCGTCGAAGTAGCTGACGAGGCGGGCGCTGAACCTGACGTTCGCGCAGGCGATGTCGCGGCGGTTGTCGTCCTGGTTGTCGTCCCTGCTTGTGCCGAACACGAACACCGTGAGGATCGCTACGAGGGCGACGACGCCGACGACGTGGGCGGACATGTCGACCGCGCGGGACGATGGTTTCCTCACAGGACCACCCCCATCCGGTGGAGGACGACGACGACCTGGGCGACGGCGAACACCGCGAGGTAGACGATGAGGGTCACGTGCCGCCGCCACCACGGCGTGCCGCGAGGGGGAGGCCGATCAGCATCGCTGCGAACAGGAGGACGTTCTGGTCCACCGGCCGGCCCGCCGCCGATGCGACCGTGAACTCGACGACGGCGATCAGCAGGCCGACCGCCTGGGTGACCCGCTTCCACAGCACGTCGTAGACCGGCATCCGTCGCGGGCGCTGCTCCGGCGGCGGCTTGAAGAACCTGTCCCGTGGGTCGTCCATTCACTGGGCCGCCCCACCGCTCACCGCGGCACCGGGTGGGGTGGTCATCCAGTCCTCGCCAACGACTGGCCGACATCGACACCGTACCGCTCGAGGAGGGTCGCGAAGTTCCCGCGTTCGTTGTCGAGCTCCACCACCGCCGTCTCGGAGTCATGGTCGTAACGGACGGCTTTGATGAGGCAGTCCCGCGTCCACGCCCCCGTCGCCGGGTCGACGATCGGGATGCGGATGAGGCGGCCGGCGAACAGGACGAGCTGGGATGGGTGGATGCCGCCACCGTTGGTGAGGCGGACGGATCCGTGTCCCTGGAAGGTGGCGGTCCCCTTGAACTTCGGCTGCGAATACTGGGCGAGCCACACGTCACCCAACACCTGTGCGGCGGCGGCGGTGACGGCGGATGACACGTTGAGGGTGGCGGTGCGGGTGAACCCCTGCCGGGTGAGCAGGCTGCTGGTGGCGGTCCGCACCTCCAGGACGGGGGTGCCGTCGGGGGCGGTGCCCTGGACGACCACCCGGTTGTAGATCTCCTCCGCCGAGTTGGAGGTGGCGTCCTGGAATGCGAACCCGCCGGTGGGGTTCGCCTCCACGGTGGCGACGGTGTCGCGTTCGCGGCTGAACAGGACCCGTTGGGCGTCGACGCCGACGAGGTTGCCCTCGTAGGCGTTGGCGGCGGCGATCAGCTGGCGTGGCGTCTGGTACCCGTTGGGGGCGAGGTCTGGGATCGCGAACGAACCGGCGGCGATGAGGCTGGTGTCGGTGGACAGGAGGGGGACGGCGCCGCTCGCCAACACGTTGCCGATGACGTCGTCGGAGGTGAGGACCGACACGCCACCCGACTCCCAGGAGGCGGACCCGAACGTCTTGATGCTGGTGATCCGCACGCCCTGGTCCTGGCCGAACGCCCCACCGGCCCCACCGTAGTAGAGGAACACGTGGTGGTAGCGCCGGTCGGCGGAGAAGGTGTGGCTGATCGTCCCGGACGCTGAGGACTGGGCGGCGGTGCCGTCATCCCCCGACGCCCCCGACAGGAGGTCGCTGCCGCGGCTGTAGAGGGTGATGTCGCTGGCGCTCACCCCGATCCGCTCCCAGGTGACGACGGCGCGCCGCAGGCGGGCGACACCGGCGTCGAAGATGATGTGGATTACGTGGTTGAGGGCGACGGTGTACAGGGCCGGCCAGATCAGTTGGATCAGCCCGCCGCTGGCCTGGACGTTCGCGCCGGCGGTGTGGAGGGTGAGGTCGGATGAGGGGTCGGCCTGACGGTGGTCGCGGTAGTCGGTGAGGTTGGTGTGGGCGTAGACGCGGGCGATGACGTCGTCGTCGAGGTGGTACTGCCACCCGCGGCCCTGGACGGCGATGACGTCCTCGCCACCGCTCGACAGCGGCGCCTCCCAGATGCGGCCACCCCACACGGGGGACCCGTCGATCAGGATCTCCGCCTGGTTGAAGGCGGTGAGGTCCGGCCACCCCAACCCCGGGCGGCGGCGCAACACGAACGAGCAGGTGTCCGGCCCCGACTCGTTCGCCGACGTCGTCACCTGTTCGGGGAACACACCGGCGGCGGCGGCGGTGCCGACCGACAACCAGTCACCGTCCGCCGCCCTCAATAGGACCATCACCTGGGGGCGGCGGTCCTGGCTGCCCGCCGATGAGCCGGCCAGCACCGCATCCTCGGGGGCGGCCGCACCGGTCGCCCACCCGCTGAACACCAGGTCGGCGTTGACGCTCACCTCCTCCGGGACGAACGTGAGGTCACCGGTGGCGGTGAACGTCACCTCCACCGGGGTGACGATCTCCCCGTCGGGGGTGAGGAAGGTGTCGGGGGTGAGGAGGGTGTCGGGTGTCAGCGCCATCGCGCGTTCGTGCGGCTAGTCGACGCTGATGGTGAGGGCGCCGACCGAGAAGGTGACGGCGACGCCGGCGGTGGTTGACCGTGAGTTGGTGAGGGGCGCGTGGAACATGAGGTTCCCGTCGGTCGCCGCGTCGAACAGACCCCAGTGGGTCAACGTCCCCCACGCGTTCGGGGTGGGGGCCGGGAACGTGATCGCGGTGGCGTTCGACAACACCGAACCGGTGCGGGACCAGTCGGTCGCGCCGTTCGTCTTCGCCACCCTGGCGTAGGCGTTCCCCGACGGTTCGGTGCCACCGGCCGAGTCGGAGGATGCGGTGGTGAACACCGCCACGTAGTAGGTGGCTGGGGCGGTGATCGTGTCCTGGTCGAACCAGAAGTCGAGGGTTGCCTGCTCAACGTAGTCGGATGCTGATGCCATCGGTTACTCCTCGACCTTGATGTAGAAGTTGCCGTCGTCCGGGTCCCA